TTGCCGCTGTGCAGCTCGTCGTGATGGATGTCCGTCACCATCCCCAGGCGTGCGGTCGTGTCGGTGTGATCGAGGATCAGCGCATGCTCCTTGCCAGGAGCCGTGCGTAAACACCGGCCAATAATTTGCACAAATAGCATCTCGGACTTAGTCGGACGAGCCAGCTGTAGGCAACGCACATCCCAATCAACACCAGTCGTGAGTGTCCCCACGTTGGCAACGACCTTGTACGTTCCAGCATGAAAGCCTCGCTTGATCTCTGCCCGTTCCGTCATGGGCGTGAAGGCGTCTTGATATGCACAGGGGATACCAGCTTCGTTGAAACGCTCCTGCAGCTGCTTGGCATGCGCGCAGTCGACCGCGAAGAGTAACGTCTTGTCCTTGCCCCAGAGCTTGCGCCACGTCTCCACCACGTTTGCAACAAGCCCTTGCTCCTGCATCACAGCGGAAAGCTGCCCCTCATTATAGTCGCCGGCCGTGTCCTTCACGCCCGACAGGTCAGGGTGATCAGCAGCATAGACTTTGAACGGCGAGAGATAGCCCAGCTCGATCAGCTCGGCGGTGGTGCTCATCACCAGGAGCGTCTCGAAATATCGCCCCAGGCCTTTCGTCCAGGGCGTGGCCGACAGCCCAATGAACGGCACCTTCTGCCAGTCTTCATGCGTGAGCCACTTGACGTGCTCCTTGTGCAGCTGGTGCACTTCATCGAACACCACCACTGCACTCTCGGGAAAAGTCTTGCGCGAGCGAATAGTCTGGATGCTCGCCACTTGCACCGGCTTAGCCCAATCGGTCAGCGTATGATCAGCCTGGATTACGCCCACATCTTTGATGCCCTGGTCGTAGAACATCTCGACGGTCTGATCGATCAGGTTGAGCGCCGACACAACGAACGTGAGCCGATTACCCTTGCTGAGTGCCCCCTCCACTATCGCTGCCGCCAGGAGCGTCTTGCCCGAGCCGGTGGGCGCCTGACAGACTAACCTTCGCACGCCTTGCTTGACCGTGTCTCTGATCGCCTGGAGGGCTTCTTCCTGATATGGCCTCAGCGACTTGATCGTACTCATCAGAACAAATCCCCTTGACGTTGCTCCTCGGTTTCCATGCTGCGGATGATGCGCTCGATGTCAGCGAAGTAGCTCACGGGATAAACCGCGAAACAGTGCGAGCCGGTACCGTTTGTCTTCTTGAAAAGTTTCTTCTCCGGTGCTGCGCCAGCATTGCGGCTCTTGAAAAGATCACGCGCAGCAGCACCAACCGCCCAGGTCTTCTGCGGCACAGGCTCGATCCTTAGCGCCCTGAATACATAGATGACGGTAATCCCCTCGTTGTCGTTACCAAGATCGGCAACATCGGCATAATCCTCGACATCCTCCTCCTCGATGATATTCGCCCGCTCCTGCTGATATGCCTCCTCCATGTCAGCTTTCCATTGCTCATCCTCCAGCTGACTGTAGAACCGAGCGAGACATTCCCGATGCACCGTCACTCCACCGTCTGGTGCGTCGTCGTAGGTCGCGCGCTGGAAATAACCACTGGTCTTGCCGCACACTGCACAACGACCAATCCAGGTCTTGCTCATGACTTGCTCCATGTGATCCGGCTAAGGCTGATCGGCCCGGCATGCTCGCGCTCGAACACGAACCACGCAAAGGCGACGGTGCTGGTGGCCCTCGGCCCCGTCCAGCCATCGCGATGCATCCTGGGTAACCTATTTCGAAATACCCACACTCGCGCGAGCGCACCGTCGACCAGATCGCTGCGCTTGGTTCCCTCCAGGAACGCGAGCCTGAGAAGCATTACCACCTTGGGGCAAAGCTCGATGGCATGCCGAACGAACTGATCGGCCAATCGGTAAGGTGGATTGGTGACGATGCACTGACAGTCGGCCGGCGCCTGGGTCTCCAGCAAGAAATCCCAGCCAGTAAGAGTCCAGGTGCTACCGTAATTCACGACGTCGGAAGCAATAACCTCATGTCCTGCTTCGCGCAGCACATCGACAATCCTGCCTCTGCCACAGGCGGGTTCCCAAATACGAGCCGGAAGCGGCTCAACCTTGAGGAGGGCTTTCACCGCCTCGGGCGGTGTCTCGTAGCAGTCCAAGCCGCGCTCGCTAAGGGCGTCGCGTCCTGGGTTTCCCGTGCTCGCCCGATTTGATGTCACTTGCCATCCACCGCGCCCGATCGCGAAGGGCTTTTACGATCGCGATGCACTGCTCTTCAGAGAAAAGAGAACGCACCGCTTCGCTGGTCTCGATCATGTCAGCGAGACGTCCTTCGACTGTCTCCTCAGGCTTTGGCACGCAGCTTCTTCCGCTGTTCCAGCTTGCTCAGCACCAGTTCGATACCTCGGGTAACGATCTCTGTCTGGGACGGGGGCGGTGGCCATCCAGGGCCACGGCTGATGGTCTGCATGCGCTTGACCAGCTCCCGTCGCAGCCGAAACGAAACCTGCGTGGTGTCGTTGTTGCTCTCACTCATATGATATTCCGGTCTGTTCACTTGACGACTCCATGTCGCTTGACTACCGTGTATCGCGGCGTATATACGACGACGGCAGGTCTGGCGCAAGGAAAAATCCCGTGACCGAAGCAGAGATCGAGGTCGCAAACAATCGCGAACTGCGCCGGCAACAGGTCAGGCAGCTGCAGCTCATCCTCAACGCGATCAAGGAGACAACCAGCTGGGTCGTCAGATCGAACCAAGCCATCGAGCTAATCCTGAGTCAGCTGTTGCCGCCCGAGCCCAAGACGAAGAAGAAGCGCAAGCGGGTGCGCCGATGAAACGCAAGCACATCTCATGGAAGACCAAGTGCGCGGCAGCGCTGCTGGATGCGCAGATCGCGCGCGGGCTGGATACCAGCTGGTACGTCGACGCCAAGCAGATGACCGAGGACCAGTTTCTCAGCTTGTTTCAGTGGGATCACAACATTTTCCACAGCGGAACGCGCTCGGTTGCCAGCCACGAAAGCGGTCTCATATTCACACCGCTTGATCCTGACGTCTTCTGGAACCTGACGCCCATGCTGATCAAGGCACACCGGGAGAAAACCAAGGTCGACGTCAAGATCATCGCCAAGGGCAAGCGCATTCGCAAGGACTGGCACAAGCTGGTGGAGCTATCCGGGATGACGCGCGAACCGCCATTGTTGCGCAGGCTCCGCTCGCGCGGCTTCGACAAAACCAAGCGCCGCAAGTGGGATGGCACGGTGGTGAAGCGATGAAGAAGAAACCCAGTAGTGTCCGCTCTCACTTTGGCGAGGAAGCCTGGAAGAACTCCATCAAAATCCAACTCTCGGACGCGCTATGGGAAATGCAACGTCGAGCCCGGCGCGAAGGATTAGAACCCACGCGCTACTATGCAGAGATGATGCATTATTTGTTGGAATATGCGGCTTTCATCGGACACGAACGTGGCATCCCGCTCGAAGATTTTTCCCAGTTGGCAGAAGAGGGCTTTGTGCAGGAGTACGAGAGACCTCTAGCAAAAGAGAAGAAACGTGCGCCCTGATATTTACACCCGGACCTTCCGACGTGCGATGTACTCGTATGTCAACAACGGGTTCTTTGCGCGCGACCTTGACGCCGATGATTGGGAGTTCATCGAGCGCCTGCGCGAGCGCGGCAGTATCGCTGTCGGCATTGTCGGTGACTGGGCGCCGGACGGCTCATTCGGCTACGGACAGAACCAGGGATATGCATTCGAAGAAGAGCGGGAGTTCTGGGAGAACCCCTGGCCGGTCGAGCGCTACACGGTCAATCGCACGGCAGTGGTACGTCCGCTGCTGTACGCCGAAAAACCTGAAGTGGTCAGGGCGCGAAAGGAAAAGCGCGCACGCGACAAGGCTCTCCTGGCCACCACACTGAAGGCAGAACGGGAAGAGTGGAACAGACAACAAAAAGAACGTCAGCTGCACCAGCTCCAGGCTGTGATCGATGACCACGAATGGGACCGCGCGGCGCCAAAGCCAAAGTTTGGCAAGGTGGTGAACCGGCATTTCATCCCGCAGTGGAAACTGGACGAGGAGCGCCGAAAGCGCCTGCCTCAATCGAAGCGAGCCAAGGCAGCTAAATATGAGCTGCGAACGCGGCGCAGGCTGGAGCTGGAACGTGTACGCGAGGCCAACGCAGCTGCGCAAACAGAGGATGCAAGGGAGAAGCTGCGTCAGCGGTGGCACGCCGAACGAGTCGCAACTGCGCAAACTACTGTCTTCGTCGCAAAAAATATCAAAGAAGGCCTCAAGCGGAAAATCTTTGCCGCCATGGACGCAGAACTGCGCGCGGTCTGGACGATCAATGCGCTGATGCTAAAGACAGGTACCCACGAGGTGTATCGAGAACTCCTGATCCAGTGCTGTCGCGAGATCATCGCCGATGGCTACTGCGATAGGGCGGCGGCATGAGGCGCGTCCCATCAGAGGCGCGAGGTCCGGGCAGCTACAGCCACCGCCGCTGCCAGTGCGGTGAAACGATTACTGGTGACACGTTCCAGTGTGACAGCTGTCGACCGTATCTGAGCCCAATCGCACAAGCGGCAGGCGAGGCCACACGCAGACGATACGAAAAGATTGCCGCGCTCAAGCGCGAAGGACGGGCGCTTCAAACAACGATCAGGCGCTTTGGAAGGAGATTACGATGGCCATATCTACGATAAAGGACACCGCTGACATCAGGGCCAAATTATTGGAAATCTGGCGATTGGTGGACAGGAAGGAAATCTCGGTCACCGAGGCGAGGCTTCATATCGGGATGGCACGTGCTGTCCTGGATACGCTCAAGGTCGAGATCGCTGCCGCACATCTTAATCAGTCACAGCTGCCGGGTGTCGCAATGATCGGCACGACCGACGCGCTATCGCTATCGCGGAAGGCACCGCGCGGAAGAAACTGACATGCTCAAGAGAACAGAGAGAATACTGATGAACGAGTGGGATTGGTGGCAAGACAAGCTCGCTGGTGGCAACCCAACGCCGATCCAGAACGAGCCGCAATCTGGGTTTTATCGCAAGTCAAGCAAAGAGCATTACGGTGCCCGCAAGACGTTTATGCCCGTCGCCTTCTGGCGCGGTGATGACGGTTACGTCCACTGCCGTATCGGCGACGAGGACGTCAGCGACATCAAAGCCCTGGAGACCTGGAACGGCGGCGTCCACGCCAATCCCGTCACAGAGGAAGCCTATCGCGCTGTTGCAGAACGTGGTGAGTCCTGGCCCGACGAGCATGAATTAGTTCCAATGCAGGGGCACAACCGTCCGCCCGAGGACTTCTCCTACGAGGGATTACGGGATGCGATCGAGCCGCTCGCGCGCGAGGCCATCCAGCGCATCGATTTTGGGCCGGCGGTCACCACCCAGGACGAGGCCGACCAGCTGGCGAATCTCTCTGATCGCTTGGCTGAACTCTGGAAGAAAGCCGACGAAGCCCGCAAGGAAGAAAAGCGCCCCTACGACGAAGGCGCCAGGGTCGTCCAGCTGAAGTGGTCGCCGCTGCTGTTGGCGGCAGAGGCCTACAAGAACGTCAAATACAAACTGATTACGCCTTGGCTGCAAAAACTCGAAGAAGCAAAAAAGCAGGAAGCCGAGGCGGCGGCAGCGGCGGGCGAGCCCCCAGCTGTAGATGACCCGTCCCGCCGCCCCCGTGCCGGCACCCGTGGTCGAGCTACCAGCTTGAAGTCGACCAAGCGCGCCGAGATTACCGACTACCCCGCTTGTCTCGCGTTCTTCGCCGAGAGCGAAGACGTGAGAAGCACCGTGCAGATGCTCGCGAATCGGGCAGTGCGCGCAGGCCTCAGCGTTCCCGGGGCCAAGCTGGTGGAAGAACAGAAGGCTGTTTAGAAAGGACCAAGTATGACCGACACCCAGCCCACTACACCACGCCGCCCCATCGTGCCGGGGCCGAGTGGTATCGCCGCCAAGGCCGTCGCCATGCGCGAAGAGACGCGCAAATTCGAGGAGGTGCGCAAATTACCGGAGCCCGTCAACGAGGCGCCCATCAGGGGGCTGGGCAAACCGCTGCAGTCAATGTCCCACCCCATCGTCAGCTCGATCGGCAAGCTGGCCGGCGCCATTGCCGGCGTGATGGCCCAGGTCGGCACCATCAAGAAGGGCGGCTACAATGCCTTTCACAAATACAACTACGCCAGGATGGAAGACCTGCTGGAGGCGATCACTCCGCTGATGGGGCAGAACGGCATCGCCGTGTTCCAGAACGAGGTCGAGATCAAGTCGGTCGAGAACCGGATCGCCGTCACCTACGAGTTCACCGTCGCCCACGCCAGCGGCGAGATTATGCAGGACCTGCGTCAGACTGGCATGTGTATCGCCAGGAACAGCAAGGGCGACTACGACGACAAGGCCATCAACAAGTGCCACACCCAGGCACGAAAGTATTTTCTTCTGTCGTTGTTCCAAGTACCGACCGGCGATTTCGAGGACAATGATCCAGAAGACGCGAATCAGCGTCAAGAACGCCGTCCTGTTCCTGGGCCGAAGTCCGAGCTGCGGGTAAGGGAGATTGGCGCCGAGGTAACACCCGAGAAGACAAAAGAGCGCGCCTCGGAGGAGATGCTCAAGAGTGGCCAGCCACACAAGATCACGCTCGGTCAAGGTGCCGGCGCCGATCAGTGGGCGGGTGCTTACCTGCGTGCCATCGAGCAAGCCAAGAACTTGGCCGAGATCGAGGCCTGGGACGAGTTGAACAACGACATCTTGCAGAAGCTATCGGACAAGTATCCCGAGGTCTACGCCATGATCACGGCAGCGGTCGAGCGCCGCTTCGCCGCTCTTGGGATCACTCCTGCTCCTGCCATGCCAGACCCCAAGGCCGATCCGATAGAGGCCTCTAACTGGGTGGCCGGCCAGCTGCAGAACCTCAAGACCTACGAGGCTGCAGAGAGCTTCTGGAACGAGGTCGTGGCGCCGCGTGAGAATGACTTTGATCCAGGCTTTTGGGACATGCTGATGAATGAGTGGAGACGTACCGAGGTGAGGCTCTCGCCACCATCGGAGGATGAGCCAGAGGGGGGATAGATGGCTAAATCCACACGCGACAAGCCCACACACAGGCAGTGCCGCTATTGCAAGGAATGGTTCGAGCTTCGACCCCGTGCTCATTACTGGCAGAAGTTCTGCACCTTAAGTTGCGCGGCCTCGTATCGCACCTCGCAACCTAAGTGGAAAAAGCAGCACGGCGAGAAAGTTAGAGCCAAAAGCGATCCCGAAACCATGCGCCAGAAATCGCTCAAGGCCTGGAGCAATCCCGAAATCCGCACTCGCCTCTCCGAAAAGACTCGACAGCGCTCCAACAGCAAAGAGCACCTTGCCTGGATGGACAAGCACAACGAGAGACTATGGGCAGATAAAGAGTTCCGTGAGCAGCACAGCAAGCGCGCAAGCCAGACGCTGAATAAACTCTGGGAAGACCCTGTGTACCGGGAGAAGATATCAGCGCAGACAGTCGAGCTTAACAAGCAACGCTGGGCTGACCCGGAGTTCCGCGAGCGGGTCAGTAGAAATATCCGCATTGCAAAGCTCGACATGCTGGAGAAAAAACGAACCATCAAAGCCATGCGCGAACTGGCAGCGCGGCCGGAAGAACAAGCGCGCAAAAGCAAGATGATGAAAGAGCGCTGGGATGATCCAGAAGAGCGCACCAAGATGACCAAACGATCCAGTGAAACAGCCACCAAGAGATGGCGCGACGATCCGGCTTACCGGAAGAAACAAGCTGTCCATCTATCAGCGTGGGCAAAATCACCAGAGAATCGCAAGCGCATGAGCGAGATGGGTAAAAACCCGGAGAGCATTGCGCGCACAGCGGCTCTCTGGACCCCCGAGCGCAGAGCAGAGCAAGCGGAGAAAAACCGCAAGCTCTGGGCTGATCCTGAGTACAAGGCGCGTGTCAGTGCTGCTATCAGCAAGGCAAAGCGCAAACTTAATCCTGAGGCATGAGGTGCATTTCAACGACAGAATGATGCTCGTCACGATCTGTTTTCTCCAGATCATAACTCTCATTCTGGTTCTCAGTGTGCTGGCGAAATGACCACCGAGACGATCCTGGTGAAGCGCCGTGCCGCCTACAAGGGCGAGGTCGGGCTGTTCGCCGATAACGAGATGAGCGAGAGCGATCTTGCGCTCGCGACCATGGACGAGGAGGTGCTCTGCAAGTGGTACAGCCCACGTAATCTCCAGGCCATGCGGTTCCTCTGGGGTCTAGTCTGGAAGACGTGGCAGAACACCGACATCTGGCTCGACCACCACAAGGCAATGGAAGACTTCAAGGCGCGCATTCACTTCACCAAGATGCTATGGAACCCACAGGCCAAGAAAACCAAGCCCGCCATTAGGTCGCTTACGCGAATCAACAATGAGGAACTCCGTCTGGTAACAGAGAGAATCATGGATGTGATCTGCCAGGAAATCATTCCAGGCATAGAGAAGGACGATCTGCGCCGCGAGGTCGAGGAGATGTTGGATGGAAAGAAAGTGAGGACCTAACATGAGATCACACAACAAAACGGCCCAAGCATATTACCGCGTGATCGATTACCTCTCGGATCACGGAAGCATCACGCACCAAAAAGCCTGCGAGATTGGTGGGTGGAACCACGCCACATATCACCTCGCCAGACTTTGTCAGCGCGGAGACTTGAAACGCAAGGGCTATAACAAGTGGACGTGGGCGAAGCCGTGCTGCAACCTACCACTGAAACAGCGGCGCTTTTGCGAGTGTCGTTGGTGACCGACATCGGATTGAGCGATGAAAGGACGATGGTATGAACCAGATCGAATTTCTCTTGCGGCTTTCGGAGAATGCGCAGGACAAGGGCGACGAGATCGCCACCAGACAACAAACCGAGCGTGCCACTCACGTCACGGAGCTGCTCGAACTGCAGCGCATGGCTACCATCGCACTACGAAACATCGAAGAGGAGCTGGCCCGCTTTGGGGTGACGAAGCGCACCACTCCTCAGCCGCAGCAGCTGCCATCAAAGGACTCGAATCCTCTGGCGTTTGGCAGCAAAGAGAAAGTCGCCGGCAATCAAGGGAAGGCCCCATGACCAATGCAAGGACGCTAATGCTGGTGGCTGCCGTTCTGTTTCTTGCTAATGTGATTGGGATATGCGTCGTGGCGTGTCAGATGCCGTTGAGATGATATCCACCGTCCAAAAAATAATGGTATCGATTGATGCTGTATCTGTATAGCATGAAAATTCTCTACACCCTCACCGAGGAGAACAGAGCATGAAGTTAAGGACCATCCTCCTGGCCAGCGCTGTAGCGTTGGGACTGGCCGGTCCGGCAAACGCAGAACTTGTCCTGTTTGGCGGGAGTGACCTCCTGTCGTTCGTGGACGTCGGCGCCGAAGGCTTCGGTAACGTCAACCGCGCCCTGACCTTGCAGACTAACGGCATCGAATTTGGTGCTCGTGGTTTTGGTAACGTCCTGGTTGACGAGGCCATCAGCGGTGCTGACAAAGGCGGCACTCCAACGATCGGGTCGTTGGGGTGGACAAGTGGTGCTCAAGTCGGCATCGGTTTCAACACCGATCAAGCCGGTCAGAAAGACGGCATCACGCTAGACGCTTTGAAGTTGACGGTGTGGAATCTAGCTGGCACGCCTGTGTTCACCGCCAGCTTGGCAACCTCGCCGATCAACTTCAGTGCCATTGCGCTGGCGCTTCAGAGCGGCAACGGCAATGCGGTGTTCGACTTCGAACTCAATGCCGCAGAGCAGCTTCAGTTCTCGGCCATGCTGGCAGCCAATCCCGGCTCCGCTAACTTCACTGCGGGGCTGTCATCCATACTCGGCTGCACCTCACCAGTGGCAGCAGGGTGTCTGGTGTCGGACGATGGACCTGACTCCTTCACCTTCTTCTCACAGGCAGCAGTAGCGGTGCCCGGCCCGATCGTGGGTGCCGGCCTTCCCGGCCTGATCGCCGCATGTGGTGGTCTGTTTGGGTGCAACTGGCTCCGCCGTCGGCGACGCATCGCCTGACAAGAACCACCTCACAACTGCTTAGCACCTCTGGACAGTTGTGAGTGGACCGGCCGGTTGCTCTGACGCCTTCCGGCCGGTCCTTTCAACTCCCTCTCTTTGTAGCGTAGCGTAGCGTAGCGTAGCGTTAGGGACGCCGTGGTGAGTCGCGGCGTCCCGCTTCAGTTTCCTCATGGATGGGAGAATACACGATGCAGCCTTTTCTCGCGATGATTACCCCTCTCAGTGGTGGCGGGGGTCCGGTTGATCCTGGCTTCGGGGTTCCCGGATGGCCTGCTCACCCGATCGCTCCCGGTGGTCGGCCTCCCGGTATCTGGGGTGGTGCCCCACCTTGGATCGACAACACTCTACCCGGTCCACAACCAATACCGGGATGGCCTCCAGTCGTCATGCCACCGATCTACTATCCGCCCGGTGGCGGTGGCGGTCCGCCGCTTGGTACCTGGGGCGGTGATTCACCCTGGCCTGGATACGCGAGACCTCCGATCGCCCCAGGCGGTCGACCCCCGGGAATTTGGGGTGGTCCGCCGAATTGGATCGACAACACGTTGCCCGGCCCGCAGCCCACGCCCGGCTGGCCTCCGGTCATCATGCCGCCGATCTTCATTCCGATCCCGCCCGGTGAGAAGCCACCCGAGCCCGGCAATGGTCTCACACCAAGCCATCCGATCTATATTCCGGGTGAGTCTGGTCCCGGTGGAGTGAAGCAGCTAGTGTTTGTCTACATCCCCAGCATTGGGGGTGTCTGGTTCCTGGTCGATGTTCCGGCAGCACCGCCGCCGGCACCGACACATCCGATCGTGGAGCCACCCCCTCCGGGAGGCCCAAAAAAGTAGGTCCGCTCCGCTCATGGGCGGGGCACCATAAGCCCCGCTCTTTTTATAAGCGCGTCAATCGCTGCCTAGATCGTATCAGCATGCTGCTGCCGCCACCGACACCCATCGGATTACGGCTTCGCATGTACGAGGTGACGCGACTCGACGTCGCGTGTGCCGTCGGCGGGATACTGATCTCTGCCGGCGCGTGGTGGTACCATGCCAACTGGCAATGGTTCGTGATCGGCTTGCTGCTAGTGGTGCTGTCGTGGATGATGGATCGATGGATGTTCTAGCCGACGTCGTATTCGGTGCGGCCCTGTTCGCAGTGGGCTTTAGATTCGTTTCTGGCCGTTGGCCCTGGAACTTTAGGTGACCACCGTCATCTCCGCTGTTCCAAATCCTGCTCACGCTTGGCCATCGACTGTACGGCTTGATGATAAGCCCCGCGCGCAATGGTCAAACCTCTCCTGAAATTAGTCGCGTCTTTGGCCCCGTCAGTGAGCCATACGTTCCATAACCTAATGAGATGGGCATGATAGGCGTCATCAAGCGCCTTGCGATCGGCCGCCAACAAGTTGGCATCGAGCGGTACACCGCTGTAGAGATCGCCTTGTGGTGCAGCTGCTTCGACCTGCCAGCGATCGCTCAGATATCCGCACAACGCTAGCGCAAACAGGATTATCAGGCAGATTACGACCGTCAGCACGATCCGATGACCGAGCGACATGTCCTCCAGCGGACGCATCATCTTGGCCCGCTCATTGGTGAAAGCGTCGCCGTGCTTGCGCGCGCGGCTCCTTGACCTCTAACCCGGTGCGAAACACGGCGTGGCGGAGGTGATGCGATAGGCTGTGCCACAGCTCCTCGTTGTCACGTTCTTTGCGCAGCTGCCGGAAGTCTTCGTATGCATGGTGCACGTGACGATGCGCTGCGTCGTGGTTCGTCCAGTCGCTCATCAGTCTTCCTCCCACGGCTCCCCGTTCAGGTAGACGTCGACGTCTCCCGTCACTTCGATCTTAACTTTTCCCTTGGCGGTGATCATCACCTGAGGATTATCAGGCTCGGGTTCCGGCTCGGGTTCAGGCGGCTCCATGCCCTCCTCGACCAGCGCCTGAATAGCCTGGAGCATCGCATCAGCCTCGCTGCGAAGCTCGACCGCACGCTCATTGATTGGCCCCCAGTGCTTCCTGGCGTTTCTGAGCCCGACAGCAGTCACAAAGACGTGGAAGGCCGGCGCGTACTTGCTGAGGAACTGGTACTGCGCTCCCCCACCGGTACCGAACCCACCCAGATCAGACTCCTTGAGCGACACCCCCTCCTGGAACTGTGCCCTGAAGCCGCAGGGATTATCCCAGTACTCACTCAGGAGTGGCGGTATCTCGTCTCGACAGGAGCGGATATTCCAGGAGGTCTGGAAAAGCGAAGCCTCAGCGGTGTCAGCAGAAACGTTAGAGGCGGATTGATCCCGACCCTCGGAATATCTTCCCGAGGACTCGCGCATGCCAAGGCCAATCATGAGCACAAACAGATGCCTGAGGGTGTCCAGCCCGTCCTCGCTGTTATCCATCCCTTCGTCTTCGAACTCATCCTCGTACCACGCCATGGCATCGGTATCGTCATCGTCCACGTCGACGGCCCGAGCCATCTCGTAGGCCGCATCGTCCTCGGTGTTGTACCTTGCAACGGCCAGCGCAAAACTCAGCGCCATGCCGATGATGTACCCGACAGGAGCTACCCCTCGGTTGTCCCCCCAGTCGTAACGGGCAATGGAGCTGTGCCTTGCCGTGTCGCTGATGGCGGCAATCAGATTGGGCGGGAGCCCGTCTGTGCCGGCGATGACCTTGGTGTCCAGCTCATCGAGCTTCTCCCAGGTGGCCGGGCCAACCTCACCGTCCGCAGTGAGGCTACAGGCGCCCTGGTACCCCTTCACAGCGCTGTCAGTGATGCCCCCGAAGTCGCCGTCGACCGGGTGCACACCGAGCGTGGTCTGAATCGACATCACCTCGGGGCCGCTGGCACCTTCCCCCACGCTGCTTCGGGGGATCGCCGGGATGGGATAGGACATCGGCCAGACATAGGCGACCACCGTGTCCGGGTCGTATTCGTCCACCGTCACCGCGTCGGACTGGTTGCCGCCACGACAGGCCAACATGCCACCAGACCACTCCTCGAATATGGTGATGTGGCCGCCGCCGGATCGCTCCATCGCGACGAGGCATCCCTGCACCGGCGACGGCAGGTGGGTGTAGTTGGGATCGTTCGCCCAAGACAGCGCCCACATCCACTTGTCAGTATCGGTCGCCCCGAACGGGCCGCTGATGTCGGCGACCGCCATGCAGAACGCTGCTGTGACGCCGCACCACGCGATGCTATCGTCGGTGTAGAGGGAGGCGTAGTCGGCCTGCGGAGGGAACTTCTGGCCGATGAAGGCGGCCATTGCCTCGATCTTGGGGTTCGAGCCGTTGCTGTACTCGGTCAACCCCGTAATCGCCCGCATCGCTTGCAGCCAGGGCGGGATATCATCAGCCATGCTTGCCTCCCGAATCGGGAGACCATATTAACACGCAGACCCCGGCGAGTGGTTGGTCCACCGGGGCCAGCGTGCGGAAGTCAAACGTACAAGGGTGACAGTACTCCTGCCGTATGATCACCGGCAGCGCGGCCGGCGCGCTCTCCCTTTGTGTCGGCTATCAGACTTAAGAAAGTAACCAGATCGCAATCAGCGTGACAAGGACGGTCCCCACGATGATCGCGACGCCCCATCGGATATCGTTATTGGTATCCATCATCCACGCGAAAGCAGACTACCAGCATGATAACCAAACAGCAGGTTAGCAGCGGCAACCAGCAGGGCAATCAGTACGATGGCGCCAAGCACATACTTTATGATCGGCGCCAGCGGGGCTCCACCCATGTTCGACACGATCCAATCAACGATCAAGTTGATCACGTAGAGCACGACCACGGCGACGATCACCGCGACAGCAAACCATACGACGCCGAGAGGTGAGACGGTCACCCCGCCTGCCAGCCCAAACACCGCAGCGATGGTGACGATCAGCGCGATCAGCAGCAGCGCACCGATGGCGATCTTCGCAATCTTGGCGAAGAAGTCATCCGGCGCCACCTTATCGATGCTGAGAAAGAAGATGCCACCCGCCGCCAGCAGCGCGATGATGTTGACCAGAAATTGCACCAGTCCCGAGCCTGACATAGTAGCCTCCGTCGCGGTTGACTTTCATCGGCCCCTGCATTACACGTAAAGCATGGTCAAGTACGTCTACACGCCAGTCGATTGGAGCCGCTACCGGTTCTATGCCCGCCGCGAGACGTGGCGACCTATTGCTGTTCCTCGCCGCCCGGGCGTAGTGCTCCAGCTCCGACGACCGCCGCGCCGCCAAGACCGAGCAGCGGACGCCGCCCGGTAACGTGCTCAGCCCACGCCTGCTCAGGGGTAATGCCCCTCACCTTTGCGGTGACCCAGGCGCGGCGGTTCAGTTCCACAGCCAACGGCACGGGTATTGATTTGAGACCAGTGTACTCGCCACCGCCGATCCAGGTGGCGGCCTGCTGCTGGGCTTGTGGCACCCCTGCACGCTGCGCTGCGCGCCCACCCAGGCGTTCCAGCGCAGCGTATTCTCCTGGCAGTAGTCCGCCCGCCGTAGCTCCCTCACCAAACGCCTCTGCGCCATACGGCATGCCGACCATGTTGCGGATGTCGTGGGTGTCGACCGTGCGCGGCCCATAATTACCGCTGAGGTTCTGCCGATAAGAGAACGGTTTCGGGTTACTGACCGGGTCGCCCATGTTTTGCAGATACTCGCGCACGCGCGCAGCGTGCTGCACCTGCGACTTGGCTCCGTAGCCAGCAGGCGGCGGGCCGGCAAGCGCCTGTACGGTCTTGCCGCTGACCGGATCGGTCATCGATATGACCTGCGGTAGCGGCTCTCCACGCATGACATTGCCGAGGTAGTAGCTCGACCCGCGCACGTTGCTGCTGATCGGGTTCACCATCGAGGTGCCGGCGAGCGCATCAATCCAGGCTCTCTGCGCCTGAGGACCACGCTCGGGGCCTAGTATCTGCGGGAAGGTAGCGAGCGGCTCCTGGATGTTGTACCAGCCCCAGTCTCCAGGGCCGGCCTTACCAGCCGCGCTCTCGATGCGACGCAACCCACCCTGAGCAGCTGGCGCAAGACGCTCGGTCATCTTTGGTGCAACACGCGGCAACGGAAACTGCTCAACGTCCGGCATGCGGCGTAGAGTTTCGGGGCTGAGATCGAAAATGCTCGGCGCTGTGCCTTGCTCCCTAAGAACATCGAACTCCTTCTCGGCTCTGGTGATTTCTTTTTTGACCGGAGCAAAGGCCTGCTTGCCCGGTTCTGCAGCTTCCTGCGATGGCAGCTGGAACCCCGGCTTCTTGAGCCTGCCCTGCTGGAAAGCCTTACGCTCCTCTGATGTCAGCGTTTCGAGCGCGGCCCGATCTGCCATCTTGAGCCGTGTCGCAGCCTCGATAGCCGCCGGTGTTTGTGTTTGTAATGACGGCTTTACCAGCGAGCTGGGCGGCTGACCAATCAGCCCAAGGTCATGGTAGAGCTGGCGCAGCTGCGGCTGGGTCATCTCTCCGCTTGCCTCAGCCGCGCGGGCGATCTCTTCCGGCGAGGCCCTTGCTGCTAACTGTGGCGTCCGCCGTACCGCACCAGCACCGAGCACCGTTCCCGCTCCCCGCACTGCTGAGAACGGCGAGCCAACTACCGCCATCGCAGTCTCGGCACTTGGTGCGGGGTCAAACTCCTCAGGCCGAAAGAAGGCATTACCGCCCTGCCGCCCTGCATAATCAAGCGCGCGTGCCGCTGCACTCGGTGGAGCACCGGCCTCCTTGGCTTCACGATTGGCAGCGGCAGCCCCGGCAGCACGGGTCAGCGCAGGGTGCGCCGCCGCCGTGCGCTCGAAGGCATCCCGCTCCAGCGCCTCGGGCATCTCTGGAACATCACCGCCCTCGGCACGCCGCCGGGTGGGATCGCGCGATCCGCCACCGCGCCGGTCCTCGATGTTGAGACTTTCGGGAAAGCTCGCCAGCGCCTCCTGATTCATCGGAATGCCGCCGAACGGGGGAAAGGTCGGATAACTCGGGTTACCCACCGCCGCGAGGTAGTGATGCAGCACCTGCGGATCGAGCGGGGCATTCCAGTCGGCCCGTGGCGGCGGCACATAGCGATTGCGACCGACGTCGTTGACGCCGACTTGCTCGGCCAGACCGCCATCGGCCATGCCGAGGGTCTGATAGATGCCGGTCCCAGGATCGCGCCAGCCCTGCGACTGTGAGTAATCAATGAAGCTCTCGCCGGGGGTCATCACCCGGCTGGTGGGGTCGGTGTAGTTCTCGTCGTCTTCGTTCTCCCACTGGGAATTATCGGTGGGGTCAACGCGCTTGGCGCGGCCGGTGATCTCACGTTCGCCAGTGGGATAGTCGAGGCTACCGCCCCGCGCACGCGAATCAACACGTGGGAGGTAGCCCTCCGGTGTGGTGTCCGCCTCGAACGCGCCCCACCCCTCGGCGGGAATGCCACGCCCTCGGAGCTGGTTGTAGATGTCCTCGCGCGACGTCGCCGGCGGTCCCTTAGCAACCTTGAGGGGGCGCTTCTGCGCAGCCAGCTGTGCGCTGAAACCACCGCTGCCTGGACTGCTCCCCAGCAGCGCCTCGTGCTTCTCGCGCAGGCCTACCGGAGCGGCCGATTGCTCCCGCGCTTCTCCACCATCCTGTAGAGCTTGGCTTGGCCACGGGCGTGGGCCGCGAGCGCCAGCAGCCGCTCCCGCTCCTTGGGATCGCCCTCCCGTGCCGCCAATCGCTGGAACACCACCGCCCGCTTGGCGTGATTCTGGCTGCGGTTCTTCAACATTGGGTAACGTCGCTCCTAGACCAACACCAACACCGCCTGCTGTGGGAAGGGCCGCGCCTCGACGGCTAGACGGCCGGACAGTAAGGCGCAACGGAGCAGCAGGAGTAATATCGGTCAGCATCTTTGCAAGAGACTCGTTCGATTTTGCGTGTAACCAAGCCTGTGTGGGCTTCCCCAAAGTGTTCTGATAAATCGATTTGAAAAACCCCAGCCCGAGCTTGTGTGCAAAGGCATCCCTTGCCAGCTGACCAAAGATTGAGTCAGCTTCCTGTGCCTGTGCCTGTCGGCGAAACGTAGCGCTGTTGCCCAACGACTGCGCCGTTACCTCAGCCGTTGCAATCTCGTGGTCGAGTGCTTGCTGGAAGTTCTGGTTTGCTCCTGGATTAGGCATCATTGCGCCGATCTTCGCGCGCATCTCAGCCGAGCGCATCACTCTCGTCCAGTCCGGCATCTTGGCTGGATTGGAGCCCATCGCATTACGGATCGCGGACACTGCACCAATGCGATAGCCTTCGCGCTCGCTGCTGCTCATCTCCGCAAGGCGCGCCGTCAGCTCCTCGGCTGTCATGTTCCGACTGATGATGCTCTTGCCTTCACCAATCGCCTCCAGATACGCGCTTGGACCGGCCCAGGCCTCGCGCGCTGCTCTGTAAGAAGGAACCTCTGCATCCAGATTAGCGCGCAGGTCTTGCGTGAGCTTCGTGAGAGTACGCGCCTTCTGACTCTGACCGGCCCTGATCGCGGCCGAGGTCATGTCATCAAGCTGTCGCTTGGTGTAGTCCCAGAACTGGACATTCGGAAAAGCCGGTATCTGCCCGCCGGTGAATGTCAACATTCCTCCACGGTCTACGACAGCACCTGGGTTCATCGCGCCATAGCCATCGGCGACTGCGTTGTTTCTCCAGACCGACACCGCCTTGCGCATGGCAGCCTGCACGAACGGTGCAGCCGTCAGCTGTTCAAGCTTGGGATTCCAGACAGCACGATCGCCATCAGCATAAGTCTGCTCGTAAAGCGGCGCAGCATTGGCTTTGCGCTCCGCCATCGTCTCCTCGATGGCTTTATAGGCAGTCTGCCGTGTACCGGTGGCCGCCGTCAGGTCGTTGGCAAGCCGCCCCATCTGTGCTTTTTGGCGCTGCTCCAGAAACGGAACAACGAGATTGCGACCAGCCCCTGGTTCCTGTGCAACATTCTCCAGCAGATCGCGCACACCCTGCTTGGCAACATCTGCGATCGTGGCCTCGGGCTTGACCTGACGAACCTCCTGCAGACGCTGGATCAATGCCTCGGGTGTATCGTTGTCGGCTTTCAGTGCCTTCGCCATTCTGGCGGCAGCGGCAGTGTCTTCACCGATACCGGTGAGACGCCCAAGGATTTTTGCTCCTGCTGAAAAACCAATGCCGCCAGCTGTTGCCCCGGCGAGCGCGCCGCCGATGCGACCGGCCGCTTCGTATCCCGGCCCCGCCGGTTCCAGGGCTTGGCCACCCGCCTCTGACGCCAGACCTCCCGCGACTGCCGCCGGGATTCCTACCGCGAGCTTACCGGGCATGGCCGCAGCACCCGGCACGAACTCCGATGCGGTACGCGCATACTTCCCCGCCGTCGTTGCGGGCTCTGGCAGATATTGCTCAATGCCCTTCTTCCCTGTCGGGACTTCCGCAACGGGCTTGGTGAAGTACTCAGGCAGGTATGGTTTTGCTTTTGCCCAGATACCAAACGGGTCCTCATTGCCGTGGCTCAGCTCACCTAGACCAGCATCCTCGGCCGCCTTGACCAGCTGTGCTGGCCCGGTAGCCATCGTCTCGACACCCTTGATCAGACCTGCTGGGACTTGCTTAGCAACATCGATCGCTGTCTCACCCCAAGTCGGATCATGCTTCTGCAGGAAGGCATTGGGGTCAAACCCGCCGCTCGCTGTCGGTGCTTCGTGCTTCTGCAGAAAAGCATTAGGATCGAACTCGTCAGCCATCACTGAATCCCCAACGTCTTCTTGACCCTTGCGGCATTTGGATCATTGGGATTATTTCTGAGCCACTCCTCCGCCTTCGCTCGCTCGTCACCAGAGATTGTTGGTGCAGCTGGAGCCGTCTTGCGGGCAGACGGCGGCGCAGATTCAGGCCGGTTCTTGAGAACATCACCGGGCTTGTATTCCTCCCTCGACTTGATCCCCAGGAACTCATCCAAGGCACCCTTTGTAGTCGCCTGCTCCCGGCTCATATCGATGAGCATCTGATCCACGACCGCGCCCATCTGACCATGCGTGTATCCTTGTTCAAGCAGTGAGCGCGCATGCTCTCTCATGCCTTCGGTGGTGACGCCGGTTCGCGTCAGCGCATTGGCATAGCTGGCAGCCAACGTCTCGACGGCGACACCAAGCCTCCTGACCTCTGTACCGCCGGTGTTCTTCTGATAAGCCAGAATCACATCATTGAGCTTCGGATATTGCGTTCTCGGAATCCTGGCTGAAATATCCAATACGATAGGTGCCGTGCCCTGAACGTTCGCAATCGCCGTCTCCATGCTGGCGAGACGATTGGCAAGCACGCGCGCACCAGACTTCATCCCACCGAACTTGGCGACCATTGCGTTCGCTTCGTCAGGTCCCTTTCCTTGCTCGGTGTAGTAATCCGCAGCACGGTTTTTGTAGGCTTGCTTGAGCTTGCCCATCTCCTTGCTGTTTCCAAGGTTCTGCAGGATCGAAGTGTCACCCTTGGCCAGCCGCTGCGCATTGAAATCAAACTGCTCCGGTGAGGTGTTATTCTTTTCCAGAAGCTTGCGAAGCTCCGCCTCCTTGGCGGGCGGATTCTTGTAGCGATAGCCCTCCCTCGCGACCTGAGCTGCCGTCTCCTTCTGATCGTCAGTCGTGACCGGCGCACCCGGCCCACCGGATATCGTCTCCACATCTGGCGTGGTGGCCTGTGTCTGCCGCTGCGTAGTTGATGGTGCAGCAGGCTGTGCTGGCTGTGCCGGCTGCGCTGGTGCCGGTGCTGCAGGCGCGTTACCTACGCCCGTCGACGGCGCAACTGGAGCTTTTACAGATGGAGCTGTCGGCGCGGGCTGCGCTGGTGCCGGTGCTGCGGGCTGTGCAGGAGCCGTTTGTGTCGGCCACGGTTGCTGCGGCGGCGCATTTGGGTCTTCCGGCGGCGTGTACCGCTTGTAGCCCCCTTGTCCATCCGGGACCAAAACATCATCACCGACCTTGAACGGTTTGCCTTCAGTCACCCCATGTTGTCGCTTGGACTCTTCCAGCTGCGCCTGACCAGGACTCTTCAAGCCAAGGTCCATTATCTTGCCATCGCTGTGACGAACAGCCACCATTCCATCAGCGGTGGTGATTATCTGCGGCTTTTCATCGAGCACACGGTTGCGCTCAGCAATCTGCTGCGCCGACATCGACTGTGCTGCACCACCGATGGCGCTAAGCTCCCGACCCCTGATGCCGGGCTTGGCCATCAGCGCGGTGCCGAACTGCCAGAACGGATTGGTTGCCAAGCGCTGGGCAAACGTTGCAGGAGGCGCACCCATACCGGGGATTTGGCGCGACCCGCCAGGAGGGCCGGCGCCGACCCTGGGGCCAGCCATGCCCTGCTGCTTCTGCTCGCCGTCTGTAACCCCGACCTTCTCTCGCTCGCCTTCCGGGTACTTCTGCTGCGCAACGTCAGCGCCCTGCGGCCCGCGCGGGCCGATCCCCGTCATGCTGGGTCCGGTATATCCAAACCGACGTGCTGCCGGGAGATCAGGCCCCTCGACACCAGCATATTCCGTCCCACTCCCGGTCTGTACCGAGCCGGTCTGCGGGCCGCCGGCAAACCCAACGTAGCGTCCCGTGCGCGGGTCAAAGCTGGCATTGCCGGTCGCAAAGTTCACCGGGTTGGCACCGCCCCATAGCGCCGGACTGACGCCGATACCGGATGCAGCACGGGCGTTCGTCGTCGTCCCGGGGTAATACCGATCCGGCGTGTCAGGACCTCGGCTCAACGTATAAGGCAGCGACTCGCCGCGTGCTGCAGCCCGATCCAGAGTGAGCGCTTGATAAGCGTTACGCGCCGCCGGGTTGGTGCCAACTTCCGCCGTAGTATTCGCGTCGAATTTTTGCCTCAGCGCCGGATTGCTCTCCAACATCGGTCGGAAGCGCTCGCGCACCCGCGCAAGGTTGGGCATGTCCTCAGCCTGCTTGGGTAACTCGCCGCTGGGTGAGCCGCGCGCCGGCCCAGCAATCCCAGGCGACAGCTCTCGCCCCCTCGGATCAAGCACACCGAGATCGGTCATCGTGAGCTGATCGTCGTCAACGTCACCACCTTCCTGGCGCCTTTGCGGTGCGTGGGGTGGGAGCGCCATCGGCCCGACGACCTTGGGGTAGCTCTTGGGATCGCCCTTGTAGCGGAAGCCGTAGAGCGGCTCGCCGCCGTCGGTCTTACCCACACGCTGCACATCGGTCTTGGTCTTGGGATCGGACAGCGCGAACAAGCTCGTCGCCACCGGGATGGCCTTGGTGGCCAGCTCCAGGCCCGATTGCAGCGTGCTCTTCTGTGGGACAGCAGCTGTTCCAGCCGTCTGCTGTATCGGGAACGTCGGTGCCTGCCCTTTGATATTCGGCCGGCCGAACAGACTAGAGATGTTCACCCGCTGGTGCTGCGGAGTGTTGTATCGCGTGGAGGACGCTGCCGGCGCCGGCTCGCTGCCGCGATCCCCGCGATCCTGGTATTCCGGCAACCCCGCCGGCTCGTGATCGCCGTACTCGTCGTCGTCGGCCGAGCCGCCGTCCGCCAGCATGGGGATGGCCACCAATCCACCGTTGCTGTGGCGGGCAAGTATGATAGGCACGAGCCCACCGCGTGCGCGCGGCCTGACAATGCCGCCACGTTTCTGGCCGCCAGCGCCAGTGGCAGCACCTATGAGACCGATGCCCGCGCCCGCCGCGCCTATGGCCTGGGCAGCGCCGCTTTGCGAAGGAGGATTGTTGGAGCCGGCCGCAGTCTGGCCAAGCAATGGTCCCACGCCGCCCAGCAGACTGCCGTACCAGTTCAGCGACTGGAACGGATAGGCCGAGGACATCATCGCGTTTTGCTGCGCGACATCCGCCTCCTTCTGCGCCTGCTGCTGCTGCATGGTGCCCCAGCCCAGCGCAGCACCCGCACCCTGCAAGCCCATCGTCTTGAGCTGGTTGTACTCGTTGAGCGCCTGCGTGTAGCCGGCCTGACGTAATCCAGCGATCACCGGCGCCTGTGCCAGCTGCTGCTGACCGGCCATAACCCCCTGGGCAACGCCCGCGCGATCGCCGCCGAAGGCATTGCCAGCCTTGATCGCACCACTGAGCAGGTCGTTGGACTGGATCGCGTTCTGATTGTTGAACCAGTCCTGGGTCTTGTTCACCACGTCTTCGGTGAAGGGAGATTCAATGCTCTGCACCTTGGCGGGGTCGAAGTTCCCCATATCCAGGCCTTGATTGAACAGCGTGTTGCCGGCCTGCGTCTGCTGCGCGTTCAGCGGCGCAACTGTTCCCAGCATCGCCGGATTGAACGCCGTCTTTGACACGTCGTTCGCCCGGTTGAGGAAGTCGGTGTAGAGGTTACCCGCAAACTGGCTTGGCGCCGTTGTCGAGTTAAACGTGGTCGACGCCGCGCTGGGAACTGGAGGTGAGCCGCCGCCCTTACCGCACATGTTCCTCTCCGCTCTTGTTGCTTCGGCTTACGCGAATCAACGTCTCGACTTGCGGCCGTACCCGTTCTTCTCCGCGCGAACGTCCGCTATTGAGCTTGTTCAAATCCTCGATAGCCGTCATCTCACGCCGCGCTAGATCACCCTGGCGCGGCGTCTCGCCATACATGAAGAAGCCGCCGACGCAGGGCACATGTCGCGCATACATACGAATTTTCGCCTCGGTGCGTAAAAAACTAATGATCCCGCAGAAGAACGGCATGATCTTCCCGCGCGTCTTGAACCACTCGTGCGCCCACTTGCCCTGCTCTAGGAGCTTCCTCCCGTAGTCGCTCCTCCGAAAATCAGGGTGCACGTAATTCCAGCGCTCCAGCAGATACTCGTCATCGCTGTACCAATCGCTGGCAATGCACATGCCCAAAGTCGCCACCACGCGTGGTCCCTCATCGATCACAAAGATGATCCCACCCTGGCGCTCGGTCGCAAGACGAATGCCGGCGAGAACCTTCTCGCGGTTCATGCTGAACATCGCGTTCTCAGCATGCAGCAACACCAGCAACCCAAATATCTCGCCCTCGTCAGCCTTGGTCGCGAGCCGCACTCCCGGCACACCTGCTTCGAGATCGAACAACGGAGGTTTCACTGCACAGGCCTCGGTAGTTTCTGGAGATGACTGATCACATGCTTGCGCACCATCAACACACTGTTGGAGAGAGTCTTCTTACCCAGCTCAGGATCACCCTGGCCCAGCTCACGCACGAACTCGGGGTCGACCAGACACTCGCCACCCGCCGTCACGATGGGCACCAGATCATCGGTGTCACCGCCCTGCGCAAACCCCTTGGTGACGCCCCTGGATATCTGAGCCGTCGGCGCCCGCACTGCACGCGAGCGCATCGCGTTCTGGATGCCCATCGGCCCAATGCTGTGCGAGATCGCCTGCCCCCACAGCTTGGCGCCGGCATTGGTGTTGCCCTGACCGAGGCCCGAGACCACGTCAGCTGGAAGCACGAACGATCCGGGCGCCGTCCGCATCGGGATGCGATCGGTGCGGCCGGCCACCGAGCTGTTGATCAGATGCACCCCAGGCGGGTTGATGGCCGGACGGATGTTCGCCCCACTGTAGTGCGCTTGGCTTGCCATCGAGCGCATCTGCGCGGGACCAAACGACTTGAGCCCACCAACCGCGTAGTACCCCGGCTCGGTCACATAGCCGCCCTCGGCCATGCCGAAGGAGGGCTGCGGTTGCTGCAGCGTGAGGGTCTTGCTGTCATCCTGAGCCGGCGCCGGGTTCTGCTCCTTGCGCGAGAAGCCGATCTCACCAAACATCTGCCCCAGCTGCTGATCATTGAAACCGGCATTGGTCAGCCCAGCAGCAATCCTCGGATCGCTCTGCATTGCCCCGGCCGCTTGCCCAGGGTTCTGCGCAACCATCCGCTCGGTCTCGCCACCCATCTCGCTGACGCTCTGGCTGGCACCAGTACGCCCGCCGAGGCCGCCGGGACTGACCCCGGGACCAACAAGACCAGGAGCGGCACCAGTACGACCGCCTGTGCGACCGCCGGGGGTCGGCGCTTCGGTTTCCGGCGCTTCGGTCTCTGGGGTGCCGGCTTGCGCAGTCGGCCCAGCCGGTGAACCGGTAGCTGGCTCGCCGCTGCCGGGTGCAGGCGCGCCACCGACAGGCGCTGCCTCGCCACCAACCCCGGGAGTAGCCGGCGCAGTCTGGGCTGTCTGCGCTGGCGTCGCTGCAGGCACGCCCTGAATGCCGGTGAAACTTGGAACACCGGTGAAACCCTGCTGCGGATTGTCGGGCTGATCGGTGAAGGCTGCCGGTGCAGCAATCGACCCATGCGGCCCAAGACCAGCAATGGACGGACCAACCTGTCCATGCGGCCCAGCAGCGGGGTCGCCTCGACCTGGAGATACGCCGTAGGGCGCGGTCGCTCTGTCGCCCTTGTCGGCAAGATTCGATGGGGTTGCCGGAACGCCACTGCGACCCTGGATACCGGGGAAGCCACCGATCGGGTCGCCCGGTTGGGCGAGCGCGGGACCGAACACATCAAGAGCTGGTCCCAGCTGTCCCGGCTGGGCCAGACCGTAAGGATTGGCCAGGGTTTGTGGCGCCTGCGTTACAGTCGTCGGAGCAGGACTGGGGAAATCCGTCAGCGCCTCGGTCTGGGCGCCGAGCGTGCTCTCCCAGCCACCCGGCAATCCACCTGTTGTACTCTTCCCACCGGTAAAGCCAGTGACATAACTAGGAGCAGCAGTCGGCTCAGCAGTCGGTGCGGGAGACAGATCAGTGAAGGCGTTACTCACTGTCTGGTTGGGCGACGTCAGATCGTCAAAGGCATTGCTCACCGTCTGGTTTGGCGACGTCGTTAAATCTTCAAAGGCTTGGGACACCGTCTGGTTAGGACTGGGAGTGGGATTACTTAAATCCATACTCTCAAAGTCAGGGCTGGGGAGGTCCGCAAAGGCTTGAGACACCGTCTGGTTAGGGCTCATGCTCGCAGGCGCCGCGATGCTGCGATCAGCAGCAGTGAGCGTGTCCTGCGCTACCGATGGCACCGCATACGACGGGGTCGCCATCGGGTTGGCGTGCGCTGCCGCAAGGTTCTCCATGTCCTGTTGTGTGGCAGGTTGGCCCTTCTCCCCCAGGGCCGTGAAGGCATTGCTTACCGTCTGATTTGGCGACGTCAAAGCATCGAAGGCAGCGCCCACTTGCGCGTTGGGCGATCCGGCAAGCGCGTCAAAGCTATTCGCAACCGACTGCGCCGCCGTCGGCCCCTGCGTGGTCTGCCCGACGTTCGACATGCCAGTGAAGGCACCGGGCGCGAAGCCCGCTGGATCGCCCTTGCCGCCAGTGAAGCTGGTCTGGGCACCGGGCGTCACCCCCTCAAAGCCGGTCATGCCGGGGCCAACCATGCCGGTGACCGCACTGGGGGCGGCCATGTTGCCGTAGCTTGGATCGCCGAGCCCCGCGTGAGTGGCGGCGGCTTGCGTCGCACCGCGATCGCCCTTGCCCTGCGTGCTCTCGTAGCCGAGCGAGGGCTGACCGGTGAAGGCGCCGGGAGAGAAGCCGTAGCTCGGATCAGCGGCGAAGGACGTCACCGCACCGGGGGTCGGCCCCTCGAAGCCGCTCATGGTACCGCCGATCTGACCCGGCGCCGCCAAGCCGGGGGCCGCCATGTTCTGTGCCGCCGCCGTCAGCGCATTGGTCAGGCCCTGCGATGGTGCCGGCGCGTCCGCCAGCGCATCGAAGCCCGCTCCCACCGCCTCGGCGGCACTCGGGGCACCGGTGAGCCCAGCCAGCCCCATGTTCCCGCCAACCACACCGTAATTTGCCGCCTGCGCTGACCCAACGAGTCCGCCGCCCAGGTTGGCTTCTCCAGGTGTTGGCGTGTTGAACGACGGGGCCGGACCAATATCGAACGGGCTAGGCGCAGGCGTGAACGTCGGTGGTGCAACAGGAGCGAGCGGTACTGCCGGCGATACCGGAACTGTCGGATCGACAACCGGCTCGTCGTGGGTCATGCCCACATACGGATCAAGCGAAACCGCTGGCGCGGCCAGCGCGGGCGCACCGTGCGCCACACCGGTATAACCAAGGCTTTCGATAGCTCCAGTGATGGCGTTGGCAGCAGGGGCGAGACCGGAAAGCGCGCCGCGCGCATCCGGGCCTGGGTCTTGTGTTGCAGCTGGAGCGAGACCAATGCCGTAGTTGCTCGGGTTGGCGCCGAACGGCCCACCTATGTCAGGGTCACTGGTGGGATCAGAAGTCTGTGTCTGTCCTACAGCAGCACCGGGAGGAGCCCCTGGCTCGGCAATACCGGATACTACGCCAAGCGGCCCTTGCGTAACCTGACCCGGAGAATAGGCCGGGGTACCCTTGCTGGCGGGGGATTCAAAGCCAGGATCAACATCAGCTGCGGGCGCGGTATTATCAGTGGTGAGCGAGGCCTGATTAGGATCGCCGAGCACGCCCGTGCTTGGGTTGGTGTTCCCTGGGCCAAAATTACCGAAGTCGCCGGGGCCAGCAGGAGTACTCATGCTGGGGTTGTCTACGGCGCCAGTCCAGCTTCCAGTGCTCGGGCCACCCTTGCCGCCGGTCTGGCCTTCGGAAATCCCAAAACCCTGGGTGCCCTCGCCAATGTCACCAATGCCGGCAGACCATCCCCCCATCCCAGCTGGCCCGCCGGTGATGCCCAGCGACGGGCCGCCGATGGCACCAACCGCACCCAAACCGAGAGCGCCACCGGGGCTCTCGCCAACACCCGTGATGCCGCCAAGCCCTGTGAGTGCAGCATTGACCCCGCCAAGGCTGCCCCAACTACCGCCAAACGCTCCTGGCCCGCCACGTCCCGCACCAATGCTGCCGTAGTTGCCGGTGTACCCAGTCGGTTCGCCACTCAACGGGTCCGTGCTGACGGTTCCAGGTGCGGCGATGCCGGGAGCGCCAGCAAGCCCAAACGTGCTTGCCCAACCAGGAGTGGCGACAGCAGGGTCACTGATATCGCCCAGGCTCGACGTCGTCACCGCAGGACCAGGACCAGCACTCGGGGGCGCACCCTTGTCCCCCTTGTCCGCAGCCTGCGTCGCCTCAAGCGAGGCTGGCGTAGCCGCCACCTCTTCTGCTGCTGGCGCGGCGCCCTTACCGCCACCCTTGCCGCCCTGGTCGTCCTGCGCCGCTGCCGGCTCATCCGCAGCCGCTGGAGCCGCCGCCGCCACACTTGTACCGGCGCTCGGCTCACCGCCGGTATCCGAAGCGGTGCTCGTGCCGCCGCCGCCACCACCTGTATCGCTGCTCGTGCTGGTGCCCGCCGTACTCGCCGCTGTGTCGCTGACGCCCCCGAAGCCGCCAAGGGCTCCCACGGCAGCAGCGCCCTGATTGCCGACGCCGGTCTCGCCCGTACCCCAGCCACCGCCGCCAGGAGCAGCGCCTAAACTGGCATTGCCAGGGGCCGCATTGGCCGCAGTCATGGCGCCCGCGAGACCACTAACCGCGCCAGTGAGCCCGGAAGCCGATAGCGAGGCACCCGGGCTGGGGCCACCACTACGGCCACCGCCGCCCTGATCGTCCTGGCCGCCAAGAGCGCCACCACCCAGAGCGCCACCACCCAGAGCGCCACCACCAGCAACGTTACCGCCAGCAACGTTACCACCACCCAGGCCGCCACCCGAGCCGCCACCGCCGCCACCCAGGCCACCCGCCGCCGCCTCAGCCGCACCGAGGGCACCAGCGAAATTACCGAGGCCATTGGTGCCGCCGCCTCCCGCGTCACCCTCGGCGCCAAAGCTGCTGGTTCCCGGCATTCCCACGCCGAGGTCACCGCCGTAAAAGCCGCCAGACAGCGCGCCCACGCTGGCATACGCCCCATAGGCCGCCGCCTGGGCACCCGGCATGCCCATGGCGGACAGCGCCGCCGCTATGTCCCCAGGGGCGGACATAGCCCCCAAGCCCTGGGCCGCCAGACCCGCCGCATAGCCCGTATTGCCTACCGCACCCGAGATACCGGATATCCCGTAAGCCGCCGCCGACGGATTACCGAAGTTGCCGACATCGCCCGTTGGACCACCTGGGGCACCCGGAGCCCCCGTCGTGCCCGTCGTAGAGCCAATACCACCCTGACCGAAGCCGGCCTGACCACCGGTCTGACCCTGACCCGGGCCACCTTGGCCCTCGCCAGGACCGCCCGCTGCCGCTGCTGCCGCGCCAAAGCCACCACCAAAGCAGCCGCCGCCAGTGTCACCGGCCGCCGCGCTGCAACCGCCGCCGCCACCGTCACTGCCGCCGCTATTGCCGCCACCGCCGCCGGCACCAGCACCAGTGTCGCCAATACCACAGCCACTGCAGCCGCCGCCGCTGCAGCTGCAGCCGCCGCAAGCACCACCGCCGCATGAATCGCCGGTGCAACCACACCCGCCACCCGCGCTGCAGCCACCGGCACCCGCGTCGCCGCCACCAGCATCGCCACCACCGCCGCCATCCTGGAGGTACTTCGGACGGCGCTGACCACGCACCTGGGTGTCGAATAGCTCTTCGATGCCATCCTGGTCCGGGCCACGACGGCGACGGCGCGGGCGAGGTAGGTCAACGACCTCGTGATTTCGCCTGCGGAAAAAGTTGGAAGGGGTATCGCCACCGTCACGTCTCTTCGGCGGCTCAATGCCCGGAAGACGCTGGTCGAAACCCTGTAACCGGCGCTGGTTCGCAAGCAGGTGATCGATGGTCTGCAGATAAGCCGGCGGATACTGCACCAGCGGAACGAGCTGGGCATCATCCTGCTTGCGCGGCAGATCGCGATCGAAGTCGTGATCGACTATGCCGCCCTCGGCATACTTGGACTGCCCGGTCTGGCTCAGTCCGATGGCGATCGCCTGCTTGCGGTTGGTAACGGTGGGTCCGGTCTTCGAGCCGCTGTGGAGAGCGCCGCGCTTAAACTCGCCCATCACCTCGTGCATACCGGAGCGCTTCTGCGCCTTGGTCCGCATCGGCCCCAACGGCATCTAACCCTCCAGCTTCGCTAACAGCGCCTCCTGGGTTGATCACTCCCCGACCTGTTCAGTGGCATCCGCCGCAGGCTCCCGCTGTGCTTCCAGCTGCTGCAAGAGCTTGATCAACGCACGTCTGTTTTGATAGGAGACAAAGTCGCGATTGACGAGGCTGGCACCCAGCCGCAGCGCATCGATGCGGGCAATCTCCGCCTTGGCCGACGCGATCAGCTTCGGATCGGGTGCAGGCATTTCCACTCTCACTGATTCGCCAAGGATATCACGGCGGTAGACCTGCGTCAGATAGCGACTCAGCTCCTCATGCATCGTAGCCCTCTTCCCACGGTAACGGGTGTGCGCGAGGCGGCGTGAGCTGGTCGGTCGGCTTCTCCATCAGCACCAGCCCGCCCTGCTCGATCCAATAGTGCGGCTCAACCGAGAGCAGGATGTGATGCCGGGACGCTGGCACCGGATTCCAGCCCGCCTTGATCATCGCCACGATGTTCTGCATGTCAGGCTCGTCTTGGGTGATGAAAATCCGCTTCCACTGGTAGGTCATGCCAGACGGCGGCTTGAACGGCAGATCGAGGAAGGGCATGGCAACCCGCTCCTTCACCACCGTGGGCGCGGCAACCGCTGCAGCTCCGGTTGCCCCGGCCGCCACCGTCACTCCGAACATCTTCAGGATTGAACGTCTGGATGCATCCATCATCGGCTGAACTTTCCATCAAAAGCCGTATGCAGACGCTGAATCGCCTGCACCGTCAGCAGTATGTGCTGATTGAACTGGTCAACCCACGGCATTCCATAGCGATCGATCTGCTGCGCGAGGTCCTCGTGCGAGAGCTGCTGCTGTCCTGGTTGCGTTTTGAACTGCGGGTCCAGCATCACCCCACCACCTTCCACTTGGTCCCGTCGTAAAACGCCAACACCGTGTTGGTGCCACCACCCACGGTAATCGCCGATCCCCAGGTGTTCACTGTGCTATCAGTCATGCAGACGATCGTCCCCTTCCCAATCCTCGTAGGCAGGTCCGCAAAGGTCACCGGGGTCAAGTTGTAGCCGGTCGACTGATCGATGTGCTCCGCCAACGCAAAGACACTTTGCGCCATCAGCAGCTGGGTCTGGGCAAGAACATCAGCTCTCATAATCTTCGCCTCATGGCCTTCGTCCTGCTGGCTTGACCCGGAAGGTCGTCACCCCGAGCCGGGCGGAAAACCCCATGACCGGCTCCCACTCATAGCGTTGTGCCACATACTTCGTGCGTACCCGAGGCGCAAAGTACTGCGTCCCAGGCGTCATCGACCATGGCCCGTAGTAGTGCTCAGGTCCCTGCGCATAGTTCTTGGCCTTGAGCTTGATCTTAACCCCGCCATTCTTGCCAAACCACTTCAGGTCCGGCTCAACATGGTCGATCGATAGCATCACACTTCCGTCTCCCAGCTCGGTGTATCCGGTCTCGGCAAACACACCTCGCATCGGCTGATCGTCAGCGTCAAAGCCCACTTCATGCTGCTGAATGAGATTACTCTTGTCAGCACCAAGGGGCGTGCCCCAGATGCTGTTATCGATCCAGGCCGATCGCCACAGCTCACCACTGTCCCACGCTGGTCCTGGCTCCAAGAAGTTGATCTTTACATAACGCGTATTCTCGTTCTGGGTCAGCACCCCGGTCGTCGGCTGGTAATCCAATGGCATGTTGCCGAAAACAAGCTGTGCACCCCAGATGACGAGACGATTTGGCGGTACCCCAAGATAGCTTAGCGCGATGCCATTGGTGAGATTGATGTAGAGGTCCAGCGACGGCGCATTATCACTGGTGAACGTCATCACATAGCGGCGCCAGCCATTAGCCGATCCTAGCCCCAGAGTGTCGGTCAGCACGCTCGCACCGAGCAAGGAAAACCTGGGAGATGTCACACCGGACGTGACCACCGCACCACTACTCACGTTGAAAGTAGCAAATACACTTCCAACTTCCGTAACAGCGCGAAGAGTTAGATTCCTGGTCGAGCTGCTATGAGCGTACACCGAATAAGTGAACGTGATCGGCAGGCCAGCTTTATCTATCCTTTGAAAGATCGAGTGCGGACCGTTGACCGGCAACTCCACCAGATCGAAAGCCGTATCGGTCAGGTCCGGCGCAAAGGGGATTGTCACGTCCTTGCGAATGCCCTGCACATCGGCATTAAGCCAGCTGATCGGCGGCAGTCCCGAGTCATCGAACCAGCCAATGTTCACATACTGCGGCTCGTAAACATAAACCGGTGTGAAGATAACGACCTTCTGCGCAGCAGCCCCGTCCTTCATCCAGTTGAGGTTGGAAAACAACTGCGAGAACTCCAGCAGGTTTCCAGACTCACCCACCAAGGTGCGCTGTGAAGGAAAATAAAACGCCATCTCATTGGTCGATGAGTTGGGCGCAGCAAAACACTTGTGGATGTTGACCTTGTCGATGTCCTCAAAAATATAGTCCCACACCGTACACGGCAGCGGCTGAACACCGGTGTCACCAACTTGCCAGAAGTTCTTTTCACCCTGCCAAACCGTCACCCGCCCCATCGTGTTTATCGCATTCGGTGCCACCAACCCACAGCCGGTGCCCATGATCGTAAAGCCGTAGATCAGCGGCGGACCGATATAGCTCATGCCCCACAGATCAGTGTCGGTCACGATAAAGGTAATCTGCGGCGCCTGGATCGCGCCCATGATGCGCGAGCCGCGCGAGAGCCTGAAACTTCCAGCCTGATTGCTGACTGTTGCTAAGTATTCATCGAACGATCCTGCATCGGACCATCGGAGCAGCAGCGGATCGATAACACCGGAGCCCATGATCGGCTCGGTGCCCCAGAGCACGACCTGTGCCTGCGGCATGGCGACAAACATGCCGTTGCTATTCTGCGGCGCCGTCGCTGGAGAGCCGGCACCGACAGGCGTCAGAAACGGCCCGTTCTCGATCGGCGGATGGTACACCTCCAGCGGCCCACCCGTTCTCAGCACCAATCCATCCTCACCAAGATTGGTCAAAAACCAACTGTGCGTCTGCGGATTACCCAAAGGCTCCTGGAGCGCGAGCCCAATCACCGTACCAACCGAGGTCGTGAACAGCCCGCCGGTCGGATGATCAGCCGAGCACCCGACATACACTTGCTGCGCAGCAGTACCCCCACCATTGCCCGTCCCCAGAGTACCCATCTGGAACGTGAAATGATCCGCATCCACCACAGTGTCCACTGTGATCCCTGTCTCAGCCGGCGCCGTGAAGTTCACGATCTCCCAGGTACCAGAAGCACCCGCCCTCACCTTCGTGGCTTGCGCAAACTTAATCTGAGAGCCAGGACTAAACCCATGCGCCTTCCAGGTTACCGTCATCACGTTGACGATGTTGTTATCCAACAAAGGAAGCCCGTAGGTACCGGTCTCGGTCACCAGCGCGGGAGCCATTATATCGAAAGTGAATCCCGTCCCAGGGATCACGTCCTTGACGGTGAAAAATGTGCTCGCGAGAATCGTTCTTCCACCAATCGAGATCGGCAGCTCCAGCAGAAAAGTCCCGCCCACAGTCGCAATAGCCGTGGTGTTTACCGTAACTGTTGTAGAACCGCTGGTGACGCTGAACGTCGTCTCGTTGCCGGTGGGGCCAATCTCCAGGATATAACCGCCATTCAGAGCAACTTGTCGACCAAGACCGTATTGCGCATCCTGAACAACAATGCCGACACCGAAATCACCGCCAACCAAAAGATTTTTGTAATTCTCAAGATCGGTCCATGCATGCATCTTGCGAATGACCGCAGCAAACGGCGCGTGAGTCATCCGCTTCCAGCCACCCATCTTCTCCAGCAGACCATTGCGCCAGCGCACCAGATTGCCCGCATACCAGGACCCCTGGGCCTGAACCTGGGTGGCCTGCGATTGAAAGCCGGGCTGTGCCGCAGGCTTAACCAATGGCATCAGGGCGCCCTCGCCTGGGCAGCAGCGGGCGCTGCTTCACCGCGCATGCTCATCACCTCGGCCATGATCGCGTTACGCAAATAAGTGTACTGCGTTTCCCAGCTCATGGCCCTGGTCGGATCGTCAGCCTGCGCACCAAAATCACGCTGATAGCCAGTGCCGAACACCATGCAAGCGCAGATGAAGAGTTCAGGATAATGCACACTCAGGAACGTCTCCCGATTGGTGGAAGAGAGAATTTCCGGCCGGACAACCCCCAGGAACTCCGCTGGATAAGCACGGTCCGGCGTCGGCATGAAACGCACAGTATAAGACAACGGCCCTTGCGTTCCTGGCACCGGCGGTGGCGGCGGTATCGACCCGATGATCGCGTACTTCTGCGGAACACCCGGCCGCAGCGAGGCATTGGGCCAGAACATATCCAGCGCCTCGGGCGATATTCTTTCCAGCGGATGCCGCCTGCTGTTGAGAGTGACAGGACCGGCCGGCGTGAAGACATCGATCGACCGCAGCACCAGCACATTCACCGGGACAAATATCTCCCGATTGCGCGCAACCAGCGTCGTCGCTTGTGACGTGGTCGTTACCAGGAAAGCCAGCTCGCGGTAAATCCTGCCGTCGGCATAGGCGAACATGGTCGGAAGGATGCGCGTGAAGTTGCTGTCCTCGCTGTTCTGCGGAACCTCCAGCATGGTCGCGAGCGTGGCAACAACCTGATCATATTCCATTGTTTTAATCCACGTTCACCCCACGGACGTGCGTCCATAAAGTCTTGGTGTTGCCCAGCGTGGTAAAAACCTCTGCCCGCACGACATACGTCACGTCGGGCAGCAGTCCACCAATGCGCTGGATGGTTGCCGTCTTTAGCTGGTTGGAACTGTCGAATGGCACCACCACCATCGAGGTACCCTCCAGACGGGCGGCCGGCGTCGGATCAGCACCGTCAACAACCGTCATCGTCCAGATCGATGACGTCAGCTCCTCTGTGGCGTCAAGATCATTGACGAAATCGAGCCCAAAGGATTCAGACTCGACCTGCTCCTGAGGTGAGAAGTCCCGTCCGAGATACAACGCCGCCTCCTATGTCTCACGCTCACTCACCCTACCTGATTCTTCGGACCTCATTCTTGAGGAACTGATCGGGCTGCGACAGCGCCCTGATGCTCATGGGAATGTAAAACACATCGTCATCGATGAATAAATCTGCCGTGACTTCGATCGTGATGGGCGGCACCGAAAAAATCACGTCATCATCGATGAACATCTCCGCCAGCTCTAGTGTGAACAGTGGGATGATGGTGCCGCTGCTGTCGGCAGCCAGATCGCGATCCAGCCATGACGTCATCGACATGCCGCTGTCGTCCAGCCAGCCGGTGATGAAGTACTGCGGTTCGTAGATGCTGAACATGGTTATGATCCGTAGTGCTCGGTCACGATGACGATGCCAGCAGCGCCGTTGCCGCCAGCTAAGCCACCGCCTCCTGCCGCCCCGCCATTGCCGCCAGCTCCAACGCTATAAGAATAAGTCGCGGCAGGACTAGTGATGAGCTTGCAACAATAGCCGCCCGCACCGCCGCCAGTACCGGGTATCTGAGTTACGGCGCTGGACATAGCCCCGCCGCCACCGCCAGCACCGCTATTTATCGGTGCAGCACCTCCCGCCACCGCGTATGCACTAAATCCGCCCCCAGCAAAAAACGAGGCACCCCCAACGCCACCACCGCCAGCAGTACTTCCTGCTATTGCCACATCGGAGCCACCGCCACCACCGCCTGGAATGTTGATATCGCCACCGCTTGCATTGCCTCCCGGACTGCCAATCGTACTGCCATTGGCCGCTCCACCGTTGCCAATCATTGACCCAAATGTTGTGTTTCCTCCAGCTGTCGCAGCACCTCCTCCCTGGCCAGCATTTCCTCCTCCACCACCACCGACCAACTCAACCTCGATCCACGTCGCACCGGTCGGCCGGTTGTAGGTGCCGCTGCCTGAGATGAAGACTTGTCGTGTGGGTGGAATAGGAGCAGCGACTGCCGCCAGTGCAACATACTCGGTGACGATGACAATGCCGGGGGAGCCGTTGCCGCCAGTCTGAGCAGTGGTGTTTGTAGCATTAGAACCGGAACCGCCCGAACCATAATTGGTCGCCGGATTGCCGGTGCCATTAAGAGCAAGAAGTGGCGCTCCACCACCACCAAAAATTGAGCTACCACCACCGCCTGACCCGAGTACAAGAGCAGCAGAAGAATTATTGTTATAAAGTCCTGTTATGCCAGGAGCACCACCGGATACAATATCACCAACAGCACCAGTGACCGATCCTCCAGCGCCTCCGGTCCCTATTTTAGTACCACCAACATTACCATCGGCAGCATTACCCCCCAACCCTCCTTTGCTCACACAGAGTATACCAAAGCTCGTATCGCCACCATTGTTACCAGTATTATTCGACACTCCCGTTCCACCAGCGCCGATGGTTACTGTTTGAGAGATGCCTATTGTCGCAGCATTCAAAACCTTTCTAGAGTAACCCCCGGAACCGCCGCCGCCACCAGCCATACATTGAGTTGCGTTTGCACCAGCTGCGCCACCGCCCGCGCCGCCGCCACCAATAGCCTCGACAATTGCCGACACCAGATTGGCGCTTGGCGTGTACGTGCCTGACGCCGTGAACACCTGCACCCTGGGTGCACTGGCAAACCCGACCGCCTGCGCAACACCTGCAAGCGCGGAGTAGTACTCGGTTACGATGATGATGCCAGCTGCACCGTTGCCGCCTGCAGCACCGTTAGCGCCAGCAGCAGCGCCAGCCCCACCAGCGCCGACAGCATAAGAATAAGTCGCAGCCGGTGAAGCAAAGATGTGCCTAACAGTACCGCCAGCAGCGCCGCCACAACCAGATAAAATAGTAGAGGACGTGCCCGCAGCGCCTCCACCGCCACCACCCGAACCCGAATTGGATGCAGCATTACCCCCAACAGTATTGTAAGAACCGCTCCCCGCCCCGCCCAATGAACTTGAACCGCCAACGCCACCAGATGAAGAAAACTGACCAGAGTAAGTAGATACCGAACCCTGACCTGCTCCACCAGCAATGTTGAGAATACCACCTGAAGCAGTGCCACCAGCCCCACACACACTATTTGAAGAGCCCATTCCTCCGCCTGCTGTGAGCGGGCCAAAGGTTGTGCTGCCGCCTACAGTGCTGAGTGCACTCTGATTACCACCACCTCCTCCGCTGCCGCCCCCAACCAACTCCACATCGATCCACGCCACCCCAGCAGGCGTGGTGTAGGTACCCGAACCCGAAACAAAAACACGCCGCGTCGTCGGCACCGTGTTGATGGTGCTCGCCGCCGTCCAGGCGTAACCGTTCCAGGTGTAAACCGGGCCACCAGCGGGACTGAAGGTCTGCCCTACGGTCGGAGAGGCTGGGAAATCGAATGCCATCCTCAGCTCCCGTAGTGCTCGGTCACGATGATGATGCCAGCCGCCCCGTTGCCACCGGCTAAACCAGCACCGGAGGCAGCAGCACCAATGCCAGCCGCACCAACAGCATAAGAGTAAGTCGCTGACGGACTCGCAATTAGCTTGCGACAGTAACCACCAGCACCGCCGCCAACACCAGTTGCCGATATCGCGTTAGTGTTGCGCGCTCCCCCGCCCCCACCAGCGCCAATAGTAAGTGCGGGTTGTCCAACACTGCCGTCGGTGCCTCGTCCGCCGCTACCGAAGAAAGAAGCGCCGCCAGTACCTCCTTCGCCATTAATGTTGTTGTCGGCCGCGCCGCCACACAGTCCCATCCCGCCATTAGCATTAACATCCCCACCACTTGCATCGCCGCCAGCAGTGCTGGCAAGGCCACCATTCGCCGTCAACGACCCAAACGTCGTGGCACCTCCAGCGCCGCCAGCAGTTGCGATGCCGTTTTGACCGCCGCCACCACCGCCAACCAACTCCACCTCTATCCACGTTACCCCAGCAGGCCTGTTGTAAGTGCCTGACCCCGAGGTGAAGACTTGCCGAGTTGGTGGAATGGGAGCAGCGACTGCCGCTAGCGCGACATACTCGGTGACGATGACGATGCCGGGAGAGCCAGCGCCGCCAGCAGCGGTGGACGCACTTGCACATACAGAAGCCCCACCGCCACCCGCACCATAGCCTGTCGCTGCATTTCCATTGGCCGAGTTTGCAAAGGAGAAGCCACCAACACCACCACCGCCTACGGACGACGAGCCGCCAATACCACCCGCACCAACAATACCTGGATTGCTTGGCGCCCCAGCGCCTTGACAGCCAGTAGCTCCTGTCCCAACCACATCGCCCGTGCCAAGGCCACCACCTAGCCCAGGAATACCGGAGGCAGCCGCAGGCGCCGAGCCGATACCTCCCTTGGCAATACAAAACGTGCCGAAACTGGTATCACCGCCGTTACCACCATAGCCTGTGCCTCCAGACGCACCAGCAGCACCTATTGTCACCGGTTGTGAGGCACCAATCGCCGCTGCGGTTAGTACCTTTCTTGAATAACCACCGGCACCGCCACCACCAGCCACCAAGATTGTAGTAGCACTGCCCGCAGTGCCACCACCGGCCCCACCTCCACCCCAACATTCCACGATCGCCGACACCAGATTGGGCGATGGCGTGTAGGTACTCGACGCCGTGAAGACCCGCAACTTGGCTTGGGTGGCGAGTGTTGTCGGTGCTACTGCACTGCCCGCCGCTACCACCCACTGCGTCGAGTTGCCGTCGTTATACGAAACCCACAGACTGCCGGAATCGCTCTCCCACCACAGATCGCCCTGCTTGGGAGTAGCCGGTGGCGTATCAGAAACGGTTACACTTGAGCCGCCACCACCGCCGCCGCCACCCATCGCAGTCCACATCCCCTGATCAAAGGTATAGGTGATGCCAGCAAAGGTATACTGCTGGCCGACCGTCGGGGAGCTGGGGAAGTCAATCGCCATGTTTATAGCTTTATCATCACATTCCAGTAAGTGCTCGGGCTCATGGTGTCTACCGGCGTACCGCTACCAGCAGCAACAGTCGTAACGCCGGTGGCAGCGCCGTAGATGCTAATGCCGGTAGTGCGCGTGTCGGTCCATGCCTGCTCGCCGTGCATGTACGGGACCGGAAACTGGTCGCCACCGTTATCGGAATGGTCCCAGCCGGATGGATTAAAGATGTGGGCATGGCCCGGATCGTAAACGGCGTGAGCATGATTCGGATCGCTGATGCCATGCGCATGGGAAGGCATATTGCCGAGAGTTATCGTCACCGTCTCAGTACCGTATGTTGCACCGAGCCCGCGCGCCGTCAGTCCAGCACCGCTGCCAGCAACCGCAATGCTGCGACCCAGTTGCTTCGTCAGTGTCATCCGGCAGTTTGCAGCCCACGCCGCTGCCGCAGTGCCCTGTGTCGCGCGCGTCGTCGCGGCTCCGCTGCTCGTTAATAGCGGCGCACTAGTGTCACTGATGTTGGCGAACAACAGATTGAACAAGTCTTGGCAGTCAGCGTTCGCGCGCGTGCTAGAACCGGATGTGGCACTGCCAATCGTGCCATCATTCATCATCACCCAACCACTGTCGGCAATGACCTTGAGCGTGATCTTGGCATCACCGGTCGTAAAGCCCGTCGGTGGTGAAACAGCGGGAGCCGGCACCGGCGACACCTGCACCCACTGCAAACTGTTGCCGTCATCAACGTAGATTGCCAGCGCACCGGTCGTCAGGTTGTACCAGAAGTCGCCGGGGACCGGCGTGGGTGAAGTCGGCGGTGTGGTCGAAGCGGTGTAGCGATTGGAGCCACCGCCGCTGCCGCCAGCGACAATGCTCCAGCCCAGGCTCTTACGCGCGTATTGCTGACCATCATTTGGCGCCTCTGGCACCGGGCCAGTCGGGCCAACCGGGCCAGTCGCGCCAGTCGCGCCGGCCGGTCCGGTCGCGCCGGTCGGTCCAGTCGGGCCAGTCGGGCCCGGTACCGTGCTGCTGGCTCCAGGCGGGCCAGTCGGTCCAGCAACACCGGCTGGGCCAGTTGCGCCAGCAACACCTTGCGGACCCGGCGGTCCTTGCTGTCCATCCGGCCCATCCACACCCGGCGGCCCGGATATACCTTGCGGCCCGCCCGGACCTTGCACACCCTGCGGGCCGGTTGGACCAAACGGACCCGAACTGCCCTGTGGTCCCTGCACACCCTGCGGCCCAGCCGGACCTTGTGATCCTGGCGGCCCCTGGATCGAACCGCCCGACACCCATGCAGTACCGTCCCAAATCCACAGCGAGTCGTCGGCAGTGACGATCCAAGCATCACCTTGAGTGTTGCCGGTCGGCGGCAGGGCACCCACCGTCGCCTTCGAGCCCTTCATGGTGATGCCGGTACCGGCCGCACCCTGTGAGCCCTGAATGCCTTGCGGACCCTGCGGCCCCTGCGCCCCGGCGGCGCCGTCCACTCCAGCTGGTCCAGTCACCCCTGCTGGACCCTGCGGACCAGCAGGACCCTGCGGACCACCAGGAGCACCTGGAATCCCCTGCGGACCCTGCGAGCCTGTCGCACCCGTTTGACCGCTCGCGCCTTGCGGACCCAGTGGACCGGTCAACCCCGGATCGCCCTGCGCTCCGGTTGGCCCAGGTGGCCCCTGCGGACCGAGCGGACCCCGCGCTCCCGGCACGGCATGCTCGGCAACCGTCACATCGATCCCGAGCAACTCATCGGGCAAAATCACATCAACGATAAACGCAGTGCTCTCGATCGCAACAATCTCGGGAGGAGCACTCATCATTTCACCGGCGTGGCTATGAACTCGAACTCGCCGGGCGTGCTATCTGTCACATCCGAAGTGATGGTGACCTGACCGCTAATCGGTGTCCGCACATCACCTGAGACATAGCTCAGCTGCAGGTCCCACACGCCTGCTATCGGCAGCAGCTTGCTGGCCGCAGCCGTCAGCGTCACATCAATGATGTTGGGTAACGTGAGCGTACAAAGCAGCGGCACAATCTGTGTGCCTGCCGGTCTGTCGCGTATCTCAGCTTTGGGGGTAACGCCGGTGAGATCGACCGGCGACGTCATCTCGCTGTCTGCCCACAGCTTAAACTGCCAGCTCGCGCTGTCTCCACGATAGATATCCAACGGGTAGTTCGCCGGTTGCATGGTCGCGTCCCACCATAGCCGCCATCATCCGTGAAAATTCGTGCTTTTTCCGTCGTGAAACGGCATCTCAAGTGTCTGCGTGAACGGAAAAACATTCCTGCGCTTGCCAGTCACCGGATCATAGTGCTGGTCGATCAGCAGCGTCTTAGCCTTGGCGAACAACTCATCGATGATGGCCTCCGCCTCCTTGCGCAACATCACCTCCTGCCGAAGCGCATTCACCAGCAGATTGCTCGCCGCACTCAGAACATGATCCAACGGTCGACCACGGCACAGCTTGGCCATCGCCTCAAACAGTTCCTGATCTGGACCCGTACCGCTCATGTCAAAGCCCAAAGATTCCTTGCGCATTCCACTTCACGATGACGTTCCCACCATTGGTTAGCATCGGCAGCCCGATGACCCCGGTATCTTCATAAAGCACCAATCGCCAGCTGTTGTTGGCACCGTTGTTTTGCCGATAGAGCGCGATGGCGCCAACCACATCCCCTGTCACGTTCGTGAATGTAACGGTATCGCCCGAGAAAACTCTTCCATTCACCGTCGGTGTCGTAATCCGTGGCACAACACCACCCACCACATTGGTGAGATCGGTATAAAACTGATGGGCGTCCGAGTAGACATAGCCGCCTGCAATGGTGAGAAGCACCACGTAAACACCATTGACAGGCTGGATGTCGCCGACATCGAGCGAATTGTTCGCGTCCAGCTCCGTCATCAGGGACTGTTTCCACAACGGATAAAGGGCGTTTGCCACTTACAGTCTCCTCAAGGTATTTTCGGCGGCACGAAATCCGGCGGATGCAGGAGCTGATCGGCCTCGACCTTGCTCTCGCGCCGAGGATTGAGGATCGGCACCGGATCGGCCGGCAGCACGATGGGCCGCAGCGTCGGGTTGGGAATGTCGTTGCATTTCGGGCAGACCAGGAACCCAGTCCGGCGTATCTGCCGCCCGTGATACTGGGTATCCCAAACCAGGGCGTTGTGATTGTACAGAAAGCCGCAACGCTCGCAGATCGCAAACGCCTGCGGATGCTGCGGGTCAACCCTGGCGTGGCCCCTGGGTGCAAAGCGCGCCATCAGTACACCGCACTCGTGTACGTGCTCAGCGCCGGCACAATACGAAGTTGCGAGTCCTCGATGTCACGCTGCTTGGCCTTGGTGAAAGTCGCCGACGCCATGCCAAATAATTCCTGAGTGCGTGCTGGCGCATACGACACGCTAAGTTTGAACGCCAGCCCCGCCACATAGGCCTCAAGAAACCGATAGGGCGTGTCCGCACTGAGCCCATCCGGCAGACTCGCGTCCTGCATCTGACGCGCACGGTAATATCGCAGCGTGCGCGGCTCAGCGTCATCTGGCGGCTGCCAGAGCGTGATGACAGGATCGATCTGCTTGTTGAACCAGTAGACCGTGGGCGATCCCGGGGTCACCTTGTCGGGGAAGCTCGCGTAGAGGTCGCGATCCACCGAAGTAATAATTCGATCTTTCGGAGTGTCGCCGGTCGAAATGTAAGCCGCCATGATCATCACGGTGGCCGGGTCCACGTCATATGTCGCTTGACCCGGCACCAGCGGCGTGGACATGAGTTCCACGGTCCACAGATTGACCTGATCGTTCGACCACTCCACTTGAAGTAGATTGGCGGCCACCGCTGCATCAAAGAGATGATCAACGGTCAGCGTCGTGCGCCGTATCTGACATCGGCCATATGCCGCGATGATCAGGTCCGAGAGCGCCGGGTTCCATTGATAGGTGTTGCTGGTTGCCATCAGGGCACCGTGCCAACCTGAAAGACCGGAATAGCATTAACCGCAGCAACCGGGCCGCCAGTCATGACGACTGGGATCGGTGCCGCTGGGCTAAGCGGATATGTGGAAGCAACAAAAACCACCGGCTGCGTGATAACCGGCGCAACTGGCACCGAGCCGTTGTTGATGACAACAACAGCTTGCGCCTCAACCGGCGCGGTATTGCCGGGAACGCTCTGAACGGGCATTGCGCTGACTGGAGCGAAAGTCGCCGCCATCGTTTCCTCTTATTACAAGCGGAGAGGTTAGACCTCGCCGACACAAGGGGAGGGCCTCTGTCTCGGCCTAACCTCTCCTGACCTGCGTGCTGAAGATGTGCGGGTCCGCACGCAGGTCATTTCTGTCCGATACCAGGATACTTCGCCTCCACCTTGGCACGGACTTTCGCCGCGACTGGTTTGCCCGACGAGCGCGCCAGCGCATCCACGGCGTGACTTTCATCCGGGATTGGATAGGAGCCAGAGCCGGCGCCCTTCGGCCCCTCGCCCTTGCCCGGGAGCGCGAAGTCGCTCTTGGGAAGGCTCTGCCGCTGAGCAGCGCTGAGCTTGCCGCCATCGGCGCGCTTGGCGACGCCACCGGCCTTGTATCCAGGTTCGTTCTTAGGCAACCGCTCCTCTTCAACCTTGATACCCTTGTAGGTCCCTAACGGGCGTGTTCGTGACAGCGCAGTCCCCAGTGGCCCGCGCGGATCGATCTTGAGCGGCTCTACGTCAGGTTTGATCCCGCCGCCACCCTGGCGCTTGGCGACGCCACCACGCTTGAGGTTCTGCTTGGCGAAAGGGTCGTTCTTCTGCTCGCCCGGTTCCTCCTCGCGCTTCTCCATCTTTTTCTCGATGGAGCCGCCTGACGCGAATCCGCTTACAAAGCCGCCCCGCCGGAAGTGCGGCTTGCGATCAGCGCGCGCGGGCGATGATCCACCGCTCACCTTGGCGTGGAAGGTGTTCTTGGTAACCCGGGTGGGTTTGCGCGGCCAGCGCGGCGGCTCGGGCGCTTTGATGTCGTCGGCAGGAACGCCGATGGCATCGTCGCGCACGTCACGGGGGCTGTTGCCAATAGGACCAGCAGGAAGACGCGCCATCTGTTTCTCCCTGCATGATCTCAGCTCGTCGGGAACGATCCGTAGACCGCCCGCCAGTCAAAGTACGAGAACGCATAGCGCTCGCGGCCCTTAACTTTAAGATTATCGGTGTCGAAGTCGACGTACATGTCCATCTCGAACGGGACGCGGTCGTAATAGATCAGCCCGCGTTTGTCGGTCTTGACGAACCACGCGAAGTTACTCGTGAGAAACTCGTCCACGATGTAATCGCGCAGACCGCCACCGACGTGCTGGATGGCGTTGACGTCATTGTCGTTGGTGCCGGGACGGAGCGTCGTGCGTAGGAGTCTTACGATGATCGGCTCCAGCGCCGCCGGTACCAGTACCAGCTCGGCTCGCGCCGCCACCTTGATGTTACGCTCATCCACCCAGTTGTTGCGGATGGTGGTCATCGCGGTGAGCAGCGTGCTTTCGTTCAGATCGATGTCGGCCGCCGGCTTATTTGCGACTGCGCCAACGTCAATGGGGTGCGCGATATCAAACAACGCTTTTCCGTCACCGCCGATGGTCGAATCGTACACCGTGCCGGTGTTGAAGATGTTGGCGGCGTAGATTTCCTTGGTGGTCGCAAACACGTCTTGCAGACCCAGGTTCGACGGATTGAACTCCGCCCGGTATTGGTTGTCTTCAACGGCCTTCCTGGTGACGATGTAGCCGAGCGAGAGTTCTTTCATCTCGGCGCTGTAGAGCCAGCGCTCGCCGGCTCTCTCATCGAAGTAGGTGCTCTGCGCTTCAGCCTTTTCCTTGGCAAGCGGCAGATACGCCATCTGGGTGCGCCGCTCCAAGGCCATCTTGGAGGTGCGCTTCTCGAAGAGTCTTGACCACTTGGTCTCGATCTTCTTGTAGCGACCCTCGACAGCAGCTAGGCCGGGGAACAACTCGTTTTTGATTGATGCAAGATCAATAGCCATAGGTCAGCCCTTTCCCTGTCCCGCCCTAGATGCCGATAGCCGGTCCACGCAGGAACCAGTCGTTGGGCACCACCTCAACGATGTTGTTGGCGCTGGTCGCGTCGTAGCCATCACTGATGGGCACGCCGGCATTGCCGATGCCGATGATCTTGAACGGGAAGTTGGTGGAGGCGGTGGTGGTCGGTACGCCGAGCGCCCACTTGGAGAACCCAGTGACGGACGCCGTCACTACAATGTCGACGTTGGAGCCGATATCGGCCAGCGTGATCGGGCCAACACTGGCCATGGCCTCGAACACCACGTTGTAATCATCCATGATGAAGGCATCGACCAATCCAACGGCACCTGATCCGGGCCAGTAATTGCTCCAGATCGGATAGCCGAGCGCCGCCGTCAGATAGTGGCAGCCGACGAAGACCCCGCGCATGAGGTGGCCATCAGCAGGAGCCGAGACCGCCACGGTGCCATCCGCAAGCTGCTTGACGCAGTCGCCGCGATTAAGCGCGCCCGCGTTGTTCTGCATCTTGCAAGTGGTGTGATTGCTGCTCCAGGCCGCGCCATCAATGCGACGGATAGGCCGGAATCCAAAAGGCGCGTTGGTGTTCACCATAGGCTGGCTCCCCCTCAAGGGTTGCCGGCGTTGGCGAGCAGCGCCTCTGTCCGAGCGGTGTCTAGCTGTCAGCGCATCCGAGTAGCGAACGCGACCCTGAGTTACTCAGGGATTTGACTATTCAGGTATCTCTATGGCCTCGCGCGAAGTACGGTTCGCATACACAACACGCGGCATGCTTCCGTCCGGCGTGGCCTCTACCTTCTGGCGATTGACCTGCATGGCCCGAGTCGCCTCGTGTATTTCCTCATTTCTAGCCTTCACTGTCAAGCGCATGGGTCGTTCCATCAGGATCATGTCCTTGACGATGACGGCGCCCTGGGTGCCCGGAGGCGAGAACCTTCCGGGGAAGTGATGATGCATGACCGGCCGCCAGCCCTGAGCGTGATAGGCGCGCTGCTCGGCGTAATCCGGCTTGCCATAGGTCTCGTAGCGCTTCCAGTTGAAGTCGATCTCGTTATCGATGTTGCCCCTTTTGGGGTCGCCCCGGGTCGGCGCGTACTTGGCGTAAATATCCGAGATGTCAAACGGATCGATGTTCTGATTGCCCGAATGCAGTCGTTCACGGTCGGGGTCGACCCGCAACACATCGTCGTCTTCATCCTCGTGCGGCGGATCAGGGCGCAGCGCCTGCTCGCGATCTTCACCAGAAGCACCCAGGCCGGCATGCGGCTCATCGCGGATCGGCGACGGGATACGGTTCATTTTCGTCTCCTCTTATGACGGACGTAGGGGCGCCGCTGGGGGAAGTCGCCCCAAAACCAGACGCCCTCGTGGGGCATCTGCCAGTCAAGCGGCGGAAACGTCCCAAAAATCCCGGTCCATGGCTGATAGACAAAGTCGTAGCGCATGCTCTTCACGTAATGGGCGTAATCCGCCCCTCTTGCAGAAGTCTGACGTAGTTCTGCGCCCACTCTCTTTCGGACACGTTCTGCTCCTGCGCCAGACGACGCATCTTTGGGGTCATTCTAAACTCGCCGCCATTCATGCCGCCGCCACCACCGCCACCGCCCGAGCGCGAGACCGGTGCTGCCATGGTCGGGGCACCACGCGAAGGCACCGAAGGTGGGTTACCAGAGCCGGGTGTCTGCGCCACGAGCGCCCTCTCGATGTAATCAAAGTATCCAGGCGTATCGACTTGGTGACCGGCATCCCGCGCATTCTCGTGGGCAGAGATCGCCACATGTTTCAGCGTGCCATCGCTGCGCACCAGCTCCGGGTGCTTACGGAGGAAGTCTTTGGTGGGCTCGGAGCGGTTCATGATCGCCCGCTCCAGCGGATCGGTGGGAAGTTGCGGCTGCGGCTGAGCTTGACGCGGCTGCGGCTGCTGGGGCTGCCGTGCCTGCTGCTGCGCCTGCTCGCGCTGCTGCGCCAGAACCGCTTGGTCGCGTTCCAGCACCGCCAGCGCACCACCCAGGCGCCCGATCTTGAGATTGATGGTCTGGGCGCGCTTGAAGTCGCCGTCCTGCAGGGCGCGCTCACCCTCGCCCGCCAGCGCCTCCATCTGGTCCTGCGTCGCCTTGATCTGGTTCTCGTTGAAAAGCTCGTAGGTGGAGACACCCCGCCGCTCGGCCTCCTGGGCGAGATACATCGCCTGATCACGCTCGGCCGCGAGCCGGCGGTTGTCCTCGGTGACACGAGCGCGTTCTTGCCGCTCGACCGCCATCTGACGTTGCAAGTCGGCCAGCCCGGTTTGCGGCGTGGCGGGCGCCGCAGCTGGACTAGTGCCTGAAGGACCTGGGACCGGCGGCGGCTTGGCTGCTGCTGCTGGCTTCTCCTCTGCCGGCTTATCCGGCTCGTCGTTCAGATTGATGATGCTCTCGGAAAGCTCCTCGTCTTCGTCAGCCATGGCCTTTCACCTTTCAGTAGACCAGCCTCGGATCAGGTATTCGCATCACGATCTGGGTGTCCTTGAGCCGTCGGCAGTGGATACGATCCATGGTGAACTGCCGGCCCTCCATGATGTCAAAAACCACCCAGTCGCCGATCTCGACGGTCTGGTCGTAAAACTTGATATGATCATCGTCCCTGAACGCCAGTGGCCCCTTGGCGATCACCACCCCGACTTTCCCTTGGTACAGCGCCTCGTCGTGCACAGAGTCTGGAAGTATGAGGGTCACTTTGCCGGACCCGATCTTGTGCGGCAGAAAATACGTCGCCGTGATCACCCAGTTATGGAACACGGTGACCTGTTTCGCCCACGCGCACCGATCCAAGAGAAACCCCTTGGGATCGGCAGCGTAGTCCTCGGCCAGCTCATCGTCGGTGCCCCAGGGCGGCAGCGGCGCCTGATGCATGGTGGAGAGGCTGGTCCCACGCGGACCAAGCAAGGCCGGGTCTACCATCAGTTTGCTCGCATATGTGTTACGATCGGCTCATCGTCCTTGTTCATCTCGCGCGCCACAGCGCGCATCAAATCCAAGGCCGCCTCGAAACCCAGAATAAGACCCTTGGTGCGCTGGAACTCTTCCCAGTTCTGCGATCCCAGTATCTGTTGGTAAAGCCCGGGCGTTTTACCATTGTCGCCACCCTGAAGCTGCTTGATTATCGCTCGCTCCAGCATGACGGCAAAATCCAGACTTCCTACCAGCATCAAATCTTGCCCTTAGAGTTCCGTCTTGGCCGGGACCTTGGCATTGCGCGCAAGCCGCCCAGTGGCGGAACCGGCACCATGGATCGAGCCGCCGTCGGCATAGCCCTTGCCCTGGTTGCGATACTTGGTGCCCTCCAGCCCAGGGTCCTTACTCTCCTGGTTCTTGGGGACAAAGCCGCCAGACTTCATGCCCTTCTCCTTCTTCTCTTCGGCCTTGAGCATCTTGCCGAACAGCTTCTTGTCCTCTGCCTCGTCGCCATGTTTCGCATCACCAACGGCGCCACCTTTCTTCTTGTAGATGGCGCCGCCCTTCTTGGCGTAAGACGTGGTGGTCCCAGGCGCCGGCCGCGCCAGCACCGAGGTCGCCATGCGTCCCATCGGCACCGTCACCGGTTGCGAGAACGGGATTGCCTGCCGGCCCGAGACATTGGTGGCACCCTGCTGCGCCGGCACCGGCTGACGGCCAGGGAATAATCCCATCAGGCCAGAGCCGCCAGGGGAAACGACATTGCCGGCACCGCCGCCTGGAGCACCCATGCCGCCGCCGAACTGAGCTTTCTCGACCTCGCCGCCCTCGACGTCGCCACCCTCGGCGCGCTTCTTTACACTGCCACCCTTTTTGTGCGCGGACACCGCGCTATCGACCTTGCTGGTGGGCGAATGCGGGAACCCGGAATAGCCCTTGCCGGGGGTATCTCCGCCGATCGCGCGCTTTTTCACGCTGCCGCCGGCTTTCATGCCGGGAGGGCGCACTCCTGGAGGCGGCATCGGCGGCCCACCCGGTCCCACCGGCAGTGCTCCCGCCGGACCCGCTGGCATGGGCGGACGAACCGGCATCGGGCCGCCGGGAACTGGACCAGCTCCACCCACCGGCACCGGCACCGGGACTGGTCTATTCACCGGCACTGGCGCAACACCGGGAACGGGCGGCCGGGCACCCGCACCACCGCCACCACCGGAGCCACCACGGCCACCGGCATGAGAAATAATAATGTTCGTGGTCGCGTGCGGTGCTTTTCGCTTCTTGCTGACGCCGCCGCCGAAGGCGAAGCGATCCGGGCGCGACTTCGCGCTACCTCCAGAGATCGTCATCGGCGTGGATGAGCCGGCGTTTTTCTTTGGAAGACTCTTGGCCTTGTACATCGAGGATGACCCCCAGGACTTCCCGGCGGTGCCACCTAGACGTTTAAGCCGAGCCTTTTGTGAAGCCTTTGCCTGTCCGGCCATGGGGTGCGCCATGATCTTCTCCCGTGATTCGCCCTTCAGATGATACGCCCTAAACCACCACCTTGCGGCATGATCGGTAAGTTCGCGAACGTCTGCGCCACTGGTGTAGCCTCTGGGTGCACCAGCGCGCCCTGCACCAGTTCCATGTGCTTCTGCGCGAGCTTGGCGCCCTCGATGCGCTCTTGCGAGGCGCGCTGTTCACTCGCGGAACGTATTTTTGCGTTCTCGGTGAGCGCCTTGAGCTGCTGCGAGAGATATTCCAGCTCGGCCTTGCGCTTAGAGTCGGCTTCCTTTTGCGCCAGTTCGCTGGCTTTTTGCGACATCTCGGCAATCTTGCCGGCGACTTTCGGGTCCTGCTGGCTGTCCGGGGGCGCGAACAGCTCGTCCACGTTGCCCAGGCCCACCATGGTCGCCACCCGCCTGACCACGGCGTGCAGGTCCCACATTTGCGGATTGAGCTGAACCAGCTGCACCAGCGCCACCGCTTTCATCACCCGGATCGTGTGGGACGGCGTATTCGGATCGGCCTGCGGGGTGAGATTACAGTCGTTGAGTGCCTGAACCAGATCATCCTTTTCCCACTGCCAGCCCGGAACATTGGGCTTGGCGCAAAGCAAAGCCTCGGGGTCCTCGATGAACAGGTCCCGCAGCAGCTCAAACTCCTCCGCCTGCGACTGGTGCATGCCCTTGTGCACAGAGTCCAAGACTTTGACCGCTTGGTCGAGCATCGCAAGAGTCGTTCCGACCGGGACGTCCTGGCGGCCCTCGCCGACCATCAACTCGGGCGTGCCGCCTACCCGGCGCGCTTCCTCCTCGATCTTGGAAGTAATCTGGACGAGGCCGGCGGTGGCGTCTTTGTACGGCAGCGCCATCACGTTGTTGCCGATCGGCTGACCGCCGGTGTTGATCCTCACCCCGGCGCCAAGCCCGACCCGGAACGTCATCGTATCTTGTCGACCCACGGTCTCCGAGTAGAAGAACCCCGGCCACGACGCGAACGCGGCGCTATCCAGCGCCAGCCGCCACGCGGTGGTGATCGCCGCCGTGGCATTGCCCATAATGTGTAGAAGACCGATGCCGTAGAAGCCCATGCCGTCGACAAACGTGTATTTCACAATCGGCATGTGCTTGATGTAACGATCGTCGTCTTCTTGCCAGTTGCGACGTACTTCGAGCACCGTCTGCGAGTCTTTGTCGATGGTCACCCGATAGGGGAGGGGTAATCCGGTATATTTGCCGGCTTCCTTGTGCTCGAAGCCGGCGATGTCCAGCTCGCAGTAGGTTTCGTACACCGTATGCTTGTAATCCTCCGGGCGCATCGAAAACGTGGACAGACCAGCGACGTCATGCTCGGCCTCGACCAGACTATCGACCTCGGGCGGGACCGGCGTGGTGAGATCGATGTCGATATAGGTGCCGGCGAGCTGCATCCGCTTCATCACGGACTGTCGCATTAAGATACGATGCGTGACCCGGCCGCACTCCTGCAGGGAGACCTCGTTATCGTCCACGATCACATCGGCCGCATCGATGGCGCGCGAAACGGGTCTACGCCGGATCGGATCGCGATAGACCTTCTTGAAGGCGCTGCCGCCAAAGCCCTGCTTGAAGAACATCCGGTTGGTGTCAGCGTAGTACTCTTTATCTACGACCGTGAGATACCTGTTGAAGAGTGTCTCCAGCATCTCCGCTTGAGTGTCTCGATCGTCGCCGCGCAGCTCGCGCGGGATTTTGAACTGCTGCTCCAAGAAATCCCGATGTGGGGTTTTCAAAGTCGCATCGCTGCGCATTTTCACCGGCCCCTCGGCCGGGAGCAATTCTCCCCGGGCGTTGGCCTGGAAGCGCAACACCGCGTCCAACAGGATAGGCGTGCGGATGGTGCTCTGGCCCTCGACCGCCGTGTCGGCATCTGCCGAAGGCGACCTGGGGTTCTCGATCTTCATCGCCAGATGTTTTATTCCGGCGGCGCGCCGCTCCAGCCACTCTTGTCGGGTTTGGAGGTCAGCGTCGATGCCGTTGAGCAGTTCATCGCAGATTCTGCCCAGCTCGCGATCATCGATGTACTCAGCGAGGTTGGCGTCGTGCTCCTTGGCGGCCCCGGAGGTGTTCTCCTTGCGCGGCGGCTTGCCGTCCAGACGTATTACGAGGCTGCCGTCAGCCTGCTCGATCCCGATTTGCCCTACCGGCTTCCCGGCGTCTTCCTGGATGACCACCGTGAGCGGGTTCTGATCATCCAGGTGAGACTCATAGTCGGGCAGTTTAGAGGGAATCTCATCGTCCAGATTACGATAATGCTCGGTGGGGGTAACACCGTTGCCACTGCCATTCACTGAAGACGTTCCGTTGGCCATCCCACGATACTACCCGCTACCGAACCCAGCTTGATCGGTGTACATCAGCATATTGCCAACAGCGAGCTTGGCCTTGCAGAGCCGAGCAACCACGATGCCATCCGTGTGCTGAACGGAGACGCCGACGCTGAGCGTCGGATCGTTGTTGCGTATATGCAGGGTCCTGACGTTGCGCTGAGTGGAAGCAGGCGGACCACCGCCAGCAACATTGGTCGTGGCCGCAGCGCTGATTGCAGTATTAGCTCGTCCGGGAGTGATGGTCCCGGCCGAAGTATCGACCCAACTCGCGTGTACGGTGACAGCCGCCGCCGAGTCGGTGACGACCTGCAATCGATCGTTAATCGAGGTGAGCAGCAACATCGCCTTTATCTTCCTCGGTATCACTTTCCTTTGTGGAGAGCGACAAATGCATCTATTTCAGCCTTTTGTTGTGCATGGAACGCATCAAAGCGCGCCTGTTCTTCGCGCTGCTTTCTAGCCTCGGCACGCTGTGCGGCCTGTTCCACCCGGGCGATCAAGTCATCGCCTTCCGGCCACGGCATCGGACCGCCCGCGACAACATTGTTGTCCTTGACATAGGCGTGCCGCACACCCGGTTCATAGATGACCTCGGTCATGCCCCCGGGAAACGGCGGGGGATCATGTTGCCAGTCGTCTCTGAATTTGTGACGCTCTTCGAGATATTGCTTCTGCGTGTTGCACACACGCATGAAGCCGTCGGGATGGAGGTGGACTGCTGGTTTCATAGCTTTATCATGATGTTCCAGAACGACATGGGATGCAGGACGTTGAACGGCACCGAACCACCGGCACCAGCAATGCCGATGCCGGTATATGAAGGAAACACATCATTGAGAGCATAGCCATCGCCCCCGTCGTTCACAAAATGACGATCGTGCGGGTCGTTTTCGCACAAAACTCGGGGCGGATGCTCGTGCGTTGGGTCGCTTACGCCATGGCCATGGAACAGCAACTCGGCTCCGGTCGGAGCATGGGTCTCTTCGCCCGCAAACCCGCCGAGTGCCCGGCCGGTGAGCCCCGGACCAGTACCAGCGATGGACAATGAGCGGCCGAGCTGCCGGGTCAACTGGATGGTCTTGTGCGCAGCCCAATCCGACGCCGCTGACCCGCCGCGACCGCCGCTCACGGGTGCCCAGGTGTTGGCAATATTATTCCAGAGCAGCGTAAACAGGTTCAGGCAATCGTCGTTGGCCCTGGCGGTACCCCCGGACAGGGAATCACCGATGCTGCCGTCATTCATCAGCACCCAGCCAGCATCGGCCACCGTCTTGAGCGTGAGCTTGGCATCGCCGGTGGTCTGCCCCCCGAACCCAAGACTGCCGCCGCTGGCGAGAAGAAAACCGACCTCATCGATGTATTGCAGCGTCTGATCTGGCGGAAGCAGCATTCTATGCATCTTGGCGACCACAGTGCCGTCGGTATGCTGCACCGTGACGGTATTGTTGGTCGTGCCGCTATTGTTCACATGGAGAGTTTTGACATTGCGCTGCACGCCGCTGTTGGGTGCGGCCACGACATCCGTAATAGCAACGACGCTGATGACAGTATTCTGGCGGCCGGGGTTCACCGAGCCTGCCACGTTGTCGAGGTAGCTGGCGTGGACGTTGATCGCGCCCGTGCTTTCGGTAACAACCTGGAGCTTGTCGGTGGTAGAGGCAAGAATCAGCATGGCGAGCCAAGCTCCCCCGGAAAGGAGCCCAGCTTAGCGTAATCCCCTCGATTCGCTAGGGGGTTATCTTTGCCCGCCGTTGCCCTTGGGCAGGATCGGCGCCGGCATCCAGGCGCGCGGCGGCTTGTGCGGCATTCCCGCCGAGGTACGCCACTCGCCCAGCTGGCTCTGCGCCATATAGACCAGTCCCTCCTCACACGCGCACTGCAGCAGCACGTCCAGCGGCGGCGGGATACTCATACTTCGCCACGCCGTGCGCGCATACTCAGTGAGCTTGTGCTCGATGGCAGCGATCTGTGCCAGCTGTATCTGATCGTAGACCCGCTCCGACCAGTGTCGCAGGAAGCTCTCCTCGTCAGTGTCACGAATGTTTTCGATCACGATCTAGGTGCCCCGTCCGCCTCGCGCGTGATCGCGACGTTGGCCCACATCGCGACCTCGCGCAGCTTGCGCAAGACGTAGGTTTTATCCGGCCCGTCCGGCACGATCTGTTCGAGCAACGCACCATAGACCGTGGTGGCAAAGCGCACCTGTCGCATCTGCTCAAACTGCTTCTCAGTTGGCTTGAGATAATCGAACGTCTCCGGGTGCAGGGTCATATTCGTTCCTAGCGGTTCCAGACTTATCGGTTCCAGACTTGTGGCTGCGGCGGAAGCACGTAATTCGGTCCGCCCCAGGCCGGATACAGCGGCGACGGCTCGCGCTTGTATTGCTTGTCGATGACGTCCTCCAGCTCGTCCTCATCCGGCAAGGTGGCGAGGCCAAGCGCGCGAAAATGCGTCAGCGCCTGTGACATGGCGTCGGCCAGATCGTCGTGCGCGCCCTTCGGCATGTCGGCACATTCCGACATCACTTTCTCGGCCCAATCCTTGAACAGATAATCGCCGTTGCCGGTGGGCTCGGCCGGCGCATAGATCAGCCCGCACTCGAACAAATTCTGCACGGAGTACATGCGCGCGACCTTGTCGCCTTCCGGGTTGACCAGAGTCACGCCGAAGTCGGCGCGATCCAAAGTCTTCGGATTATGCGAGAGCGAATCAGCGATGTGGCGGGCGCGTCTTCGTAGTTCTTGTGCCACCGGGTGTCCCGAGGCTTTGTCCTCGACCAAGACTCTATCAACTTTGAACTTCTTGCAGGTTTCCTCGATCTTTTTGATCAAGTCGTAGAGTTCGAGCCGCTCGGCCCACGCCCACATCAGGATTAATCTTCGATTTTCCCAAATATCACGGCAGACGCCTAAGACGACGCCGGCCGACGGGTCGTTTTGCTTTTTTTCGGTTTGTGCGGTGTCTAAGGAGAGCACGGTATAGCTCATCACTGGGAACTTCGGCCAAGGCACACCAAACTTGCCGCAATCCTCCGGTGTGTATGCACGCCAGTGTTCCCGCTTGATGATGCCGCCACCACGTGGGGCCGGGCGCTGTTGATATTGCCCGGCATAGGCAAAACTCCCTTTCTCGCGCTCGATCTTGGCGACTGCTTCCGGCGAAAACCGCTCTGGCCACGCTAGGTCTCCCTCTTCGGTGCGCGGATCGACCCAGCCGATAGTGTTATACGGCTCGCGTCCAGCCTCGAACTCCATCGGCACCATCAGATGGCAATAGGTCCATCCCTGTTCGAGGATGAAGCCTGAAATATCCAGCTGATGCACTCGCTGCATGATGATGACGATGGCCGAATCGTCAAGGTTATTAAGCCGGTCGGTGATCGTCTCACGGAACCATCGAACCGTATCGGTCCTAACGATGTCTGATTCGGACTTGTGGACGTCATGAGGGTCGTCAATGACGACACGATCTCCACGTTCACCAGTACCGATTCCTTTGACAGACGAAGCAAACTTGGACCCGGTCTTGTTGTTGGTGATTTTGATCTCGCCTTCTTTCTCAAGCTGGAATTTCTCACCCCACAGCTCCTTGAACTTGTCGCTCATCACCAGCTTGCGGAACTTGGTGTTGTCTCTTTCGGTCAGGCCAGAGCTATACGAAAAACTCACGTAGCGCAGGTGCGGCATGTTCATGGCGCCCCATTCCCAGGCCGGCCAAAACACGTTCACCATCAGCGACTTCATGCTTCCGGGAGGGATGTTCACGAGCAATCTGGTGATTTTCCCCAAGGTCACCGCTTCCAGGTGCTCGCATAGTGCATATAACAGCCAGCCCTCAACCAACTTGGTTTCGGGTTCCAGGATGTTCCAGAAATATCTGACGAACTCGATCAGCCCACCCGCTTGCGCTTGACGTTTGCGCTCGTCGCGAAGAAACCTCTCCTTGCGCAACGTGACCAGCGTCTGTTCCGCCAGCTCGGGGGTGAGGGGCTCATCACTTGTCTTCATCCCTGCTCATCCTTGTCTTTCTTTCCCAGCTCCCGGCGCAGGATCATTCGCATCCAGCCGCTGAGCGACAACCCGAGCGCGTTTGCGCGCGCGCAAAACCCGCGATCCTCCTCGGCATTGAGGCGAATCATCACCGATATATCACGCCGGCCCGCCTTAAAGCGGGTGCCGCGCTTAATCTTGCTAATCATGCTTGTCATAATGTAGCGATTCGTCTACAAAACGCAACATGCAGGTTGGTGAGGATCATCATATCCCGCAAAGCCACTGCTTGAGCTGCGGTGAAGTACTCGATGGCGCCACCTGCGTCGGCTCCGATAATAAACCGTCGCCCGGTGACGTGTTTGTGTGCATCGAGTGCGGGCACATCATGGCGTTTGACCAAGGGTTAAAATTCCGCGAGCTGACCAACGAAGAGAGTGTGGCGATAGCAGGCGATCCTTATTTGCTGGCGATCCAGCGCGGGCGCAAACACGCGATGGACAGACACGAACTCAGACGCAATGTGGCATCAGATTCCACTCCTGCATCTACTGACAGCAAGCGAGAGCGTGATGACCGATGACGAGCGCGAACAGCTGCGCGCCAAGGTCGAGCAAAAGTCTGCTGACTTGTCGACGGCGGCACAGCGCATAATCGAGCGCGACGAAGAGATCGAGCATCTGCGCGGCTTGCGCGCGGTGGACGCCTCAGTGATCCGGTATTACGAGCAGGCTGATACTAAATGCGCGATTGAGATCGAGCGGCTCACCAAAGAAAACCTGGAGCTGCGCGCCGGTGGCGCCAAGGTGACCCATGCGCTCGACTGTGCACTGCAGCTGACCGAGGTGCTGATCGCCTTCCTGCCCGAGGGCCAGCCGGTGCATCCTGGACTGGAGACCGCCAAGGGCGCGCTCGCACAAGCGCTGAAGGAACTGCGACAATGAGCGAAGAACGTGAGCTGCCCGTCATGCGCGCCGCCGAGCCGATCGCCAAATGCGAGGTCTGCGGCCACAGGCTCTACCGCACCACGACCAGATGCCAAGCTGCCGAGCATGGGTTCGCGGGCCAGCCAGAAAACTGCGCCCTCGAAGGCGAAGACTGGCTGAAACTGCGATACGCCATGCAGATGCAAAACGTCTGGAGCACGTAATGCCGAACGGCGACGACAGAGACGATAGCGAGCGCGCTGGCGACCAGCAACGGCTGTTCCACTACGAGACCGAGATCGAGCGGCTGGGAATCGAGGTGAAGCGCTGGAAGACGGCGCATAACATTGCGTGTTTCAACCTCACCGAGCTGAACCATCAGCGCGCGCTGCTGATGGAGGCGCTCACTAATGCGATGATCCTGCTGGATCGGCTTCTTACCGAGATGCGGCAGGCCAACGTAACACCGTCGGCCGGCGTGATCGTTCACAAGGCGGAGTTCGACCGGGCCATGACGAAGCTGCTCACTTCCAGAGAGAAAGAGGAAAAAACCCCATGACCAAGAAGCCCAGCAAGCGAACTGCTGCTGCCGATGTGATGATCACCCAAGCGACCGACCCGCTGGCAGCGCAACAAGACGAGCCCGTGAACGAGCCCCCCGTGACCATGCGGGTGAACTCGTTCACCGATCTGGCGACCATGCGCGAGCAAGCCTCACGGCGGCGCAACACCACTGCCAACACCATCGCCGAGCTGGTGGAATGGCGCAGCGAGATCGATGCCACCATCGCCTATCTGCGGGCGCAGGAAAAATAAAGGAACCAACACCGTGAGTGACGTCTTCGCTGAGGATACCACCTTCGCTAAAGAACCCGGCGCGGTCGCGAGCGAGCATCAGCGCTTAATGCGACAACTAGCGCGCGCTACCTGGGAGAAGGGCGTGGCGCAGGGCTCGCACCAGCGGCTACGCACCGCCATCACGCTGGCGCTGCAACTGAGCCACGGCGGCACCGACATTGCCGACATCCAAAGATTGTTAGCCGCAGTGCTGGAGGTCGATGACCAAATCCTGCAGCACACCGTTTCGAAGGACACCGGCCCGACAAAAGACGTCGCGAAGGATATCACGCCGGAATACCCGGCGGATCATCCGGCTCCAGGTGACTTGGGGACCGTGCCGCTGTAGGTTGAGCGCACGCAGGCGTGGCGGCAGCGCGCGAGGTGGTCGACTTAAGACAGTCCTTTCACCATCAACAAGGTCGCGGTTCGACCCCCGGCGGAGGTGCGCTGAGTGCGTCGTGAAACCCGGCAAGCCGCCTACTTCTTCTTGTTCTCAGCGGTCCTTTCGCCTCTGGCTTCGGCTTCCTTCTCCTTCTCGGCGCGCTCGTGCATCGCCTTCTCGTCCTTGGCGTCTTTTTCCGCCGCCTTCTTGGCTTCCGCATTTTCCTTGTCGAGCTGGTCGCGCACCTTCTCGCTCTCCTTGGCGTCCGCCTCCAGCTTCTCCTTGGTGGCTTCCTCGATTTCCTTCGGGGTGCGGAACTTGCTCTCGGCTTTCTCGGTCATCTGGGTAACTCCCTATGCTTGGTCGACCACCTCTACTTGTGCGCGGGCGGGTGCGAAGGATTATGCGCGATCGCGGGTGTAGGCGTGTGCGCGATCGCAGCTGGCTCCTGCTGAACCGGCGCCTCCAGCGCCAGCGGCGAGACCCCGCCGACACCGAGCGGCGCCGTATTGGGATACATCTTCGGCCACGTATTGGCGACGTTCTCCTGGGTGCGCATATAGGTGCACCACGCCCCGGCGGCCGGCCGCGACCCGGCATCGTAATAGGGGGTGTTGAGCGCCGGGGTAAACGTGGCGCCGTCGGCGTTGAACACGCACAAATCAAAATGCGTGCGGTCAACCGTGTGCACCACCATCGCCGGCAGTGGCGCCGGCGGGGTCACATTGGCGTAGTACCAGACGACGGAACCAACCTGTGGGCGAAGAATGCTCCTGGGCATGGGTGTTCTCCTTTCGCGGCCGACATCAGCTCACGCGATTCGCCAAGCCTAGCACTCCTCCTTCATTCTTGCGATAAGCCCCATCCATCCGCAGCCGCTCGGCCCGGTGCGCGTACTTGCGCACCCGCTCCGGTCGCGCTGCATTGCGCCGCGCAATCAACACGCTCGCCGGAATAATCCGCCGCCGTAAAGCTCGCGCCGTGCTCATTTCACATGTCCAGCTCGCGATACGGCGGCCACGGCGCCCTCGGCTTCGGCGCCTCCAGCGCTTGCGCCTGAAAGTACAAATTCTCCTGCGCCCGCTCCAGCTCCTGCCGGCTCTCGGGCATGAACTCGATCAGCTCGCGGGTCTGCTGCGGGTCGAGCTGCGATCGCTGTGCCAGCTGCCCCAGCTGCCACAGCCCGAGATCGCCGCGCACGGTCTGCCCCAGGCGCGGCCCCAGCGACTGCAGGTACTGGTTGTCCTCAACCGCCCGCCGCGTCACTTGATACGCCTGCGCCAGCTCCTGCCGCTGCTTTGCCTCGCGCTCCGCCGGTGTCACCAGCTGCTGATACGCCGCCATCGAAGCAACCGGCGGAGCCGGCGTGGAAGCAGCACCACCCTTGAAACACATCTTCAGCTCCTTCCGCACCACCTCGTGCCAAACTCTGTCATCGAGGTCCTTGCGGGTGATCGCAAACCGGGACCACCTCGGTCCAGTCTCATCCGGTATCGGCACCACCACCCAGATCACATCAAGGAGGTTATCCTGCCAGACGCGGGAACCCGCAGGCAGCATCCGCTCCAGCGCCCGTATCACACTCCGCACCGACACCGGGTCATCCCCCGCCAGACCGGGGTAGAGTTCATCCCGCAGGTTACTCAGACTGATCGCCATCCGCGCCTCCCTCCGCTTGCTCGCTCATCTGGTTGAGCGCATCGAGCATCACGCGCAGCCTACGCTCGTCCAGCGCCGTCCACGGGTCCATGTGCTGGTTAAACACACACACGTCGGCAAACCCCTCCCACATATCCACAATGGTCCGCCGGTTCACATCCGGCCCGCCGCTGCAATCAAGCAGGGTGCGCGTCACCCCAAATCTCGGTATCCTCTTGCCCATGAAAGCCTTCTGCACCCACTGCCAAGCCACCGACCACTACATGTCCGCTTGCCCCAAGCTCGCCGCACCCTCCCGTGGCGACCCCCGGGTCGAAACCCATACCCTGGATGAACCCATCCCGCGCTCGATCCTGCGCCGGCCGCTGGCCTTTGGCCCCAGGCCCGTGGGAGTGACGACGTCAAATGTCGCCGTGACGCCATCCGTCGCCACACCGAAACCTTTCGCATCTGCCGCCCGCATCATGGAACTCGAAGCCGAGGTGAAGCACCTCAAGCGGTACGCCGCTCAATTAGCTCTGGAACTATCTCGCGCAACATCTGCCGCATCTCCTCCGCCACCCGCATCAGCCGCTCAAATTCCTCCTCCAGCTCGCGGGAACGAACCTCCAACTCCTCGCCACATTGCGGACACCAGCAACGTAATCCATCCATCGCAACCTCCTGTCTCGGTCACGAATACTACCCACGAGGTTTCGGTGACGCCAGAAGTTTCCGTGACGGCTCCCAAAAAGAACAAAGGCGGCCGGCCACGCAAAGCCGACGCCCTCACCCCAGCCGAGCGCGCCCGCCGCCGACGTGAAAAGCTCAAACAGCGAACCTATGTGAAGGGCATGGAGTAAACCTACCCACCCCTCAAGGAGAACCACCCCATGCCTATGACCAAACCCTCCCACCCCCCACTCACCCTCGAAGCCATGGTCGCTTGGCTCGAAACCCAGCCCCCAGGACAAGAATATATCTGGCAGGACCCCGTGAAGTGTCTTATGGGCCAGTACCTTAGCGCGAATAACTCTTCCTGGGGCACGGTCGCCTATAGCGAGCTACCGGGCTACGACGAAATCGCCCAAACTCAGCCCTGGACCTTCGGGGCAGCTCGGGAAAGAGCGCTCGAACACGCCAAAACCCTGCAACTAACAGCCCAAACCCCACAAGTAGCCCCAACCCTCGAACTAAAGGCCACACACAGCGAACTGGTCCCGCTTGCCCCCGAATAACCCCTGAATAACCCTACCCCGTAGAATTTTTTTCTAAAATCACGCGCGAAATTCCCCCCACGGGGCCTTCGCAGGTGCAATAATTTTGGAAGATTGTTCTCTCTGACCCCCCGTGGAAAATAAGGCAGACCTACCAGTTCTGGTAGGCCAAAAACCGGATTAGCTTATAGATCAACGACTTAGCGGACCGGAGTGGGGGAATAGGGCGGATATGGGGGAGGGGCCTGACCCAAAACAACTTTCTCATTCCGCCCCCCCACCCCCCACCCATGTGCCCTGGGCGCCGCGCGGCCGTGGATTACGTCCACTTCTCAGATACATAACCGGAATCGCTAACCGGGTTTCTCAACACCACGAACGTGGGCAGGAGGGGGACCGCTTCCTATGCAACAGCGGAACGGATGGACTAACTCACTGATCCATCAGGCGAAGGGGGCGGCACCTCTTCCTGGGGAAGCACAGGGGAAGCCTCGATGACCTTGGCGCCGTCGCCGGACCGCTTCGCCAGCATCTCCTCGATCGCCGCAATGGCGCTGTCGAGCTGCTCGTCGCTGAGGCCCTTGGCGCCCTGGGAGTGGGTCACCTCCAGCTCGCGCGGGACCAGCAAAACCAGCAGCTTGAGGAATACTGCCGGCTGGTTCAGCATCACCTTACGTATGGCCTTCTGCCCGCCCTGGCGGAACGCGAGATGCATCTCCCGGATGGTGTCGGCATTGAGCGACCGACGGGCGCGGCCTGGGTCGGCACCTGCTAGGCCAGACGACCCCTTCTCCCATTGTCCTTTGCCGTTACGCTTAGGGTTAGCTGGGGGTGGTGGCTGGCCAGTGGTGAGAGCCCTGCCAGCACGTTCTGCTTTGGGCTTGGTCTTTGCCATAGCTGTGGAGGATAGACCTTGATCCCTATGCTTGGGTAGTGCTGTGGCTCGCGGCCTGTCCAGGGTGCTCCGCTGGGCGCTTGGCGGGCCATCCATGCAGCACGTCGAGGGCGAGGCGATTGAGGTGGCTGTCGAAGAATGGTGGGGCCAGCCACATGATGGCTGTGGGGCCGCGCAGCACTGGGGCGCAGTTCACCTTCAGCTCGCGGCGCAGCTGGCGTTGGCGGCGGGTCATGGCCTGGGCTCCAGGGCCTGGATGATGGCAGCTCGCAGCCGATCGGTGCTGCAGGGGAGGGTGTCGAGGTGGCCGGCGAGGAAGTGGCGCAGGTCGCGCTCGGCCTGCAACCTGACCTTGGTTTCGATCTGGTGCAGGCGTTGAGCGCCGGTCATGACGGCATACCGCCTGGGTCGCTGGCCAGCTGGGCGCGCACCAGGGCATCGAGTGGCTGGCCAGTGCGGGGGCAGGGCGGATGGGGTCGTGTGTCCCCATCGCACACCGATGAGAGCCAGACAACCAATACCCCAAACGCCAGGGGCAATACCCCAACCGCCAGAGCTGCGTAGAGGTCCGCTTTCTGCAAGTAAGTCATTAGTCACCAGCCCTCGGAACACCAGTCACGATTACACCGATGGGTGACATCGGCGCTTCCCGCGCTGGGCTGGTCGAGGCCCAGCTCACCCTGGTCGACCTCGGCTGGCGCACTGGTAACGGCGGCGCCTGTGGTATCCGCGCCGGCGGCGGGTGGGCTCATAGCCCCAGGCGGTCTTGCGGCGAAAGGGGGTGCGACAACCTGGGCCAGCGCGGCCCGCAGCAGCGCCTCGGTCAGCTCCTGGCCGTTGCCGGCAGCGGCGCGCGCGGCAGCCACCAACTCGGCAATGACGTCTTCGAGATCAGCATCGCTCAGCATGGTGAACGCTCATTCGCCTAATGTGCTCATCGTAGCCACGACGTGACTACACGTAGCTATACGTAGCTAGCATAAACCTACTAGCATTATCAACATCTTAGCTCAGCGTGTGTAGTCACTAGTCTGCAACCTCGTACCAGACATGGAACTTTCTGTTCATATTAGACTGCCGCTGCAAGGCGTTAGGAAGCCCGTAGAGCAATGCTTCACACCGCGCTAGGGTGATGAGGGGGCGCCACGTTTAACGCATCCTGGAGGTTTTCGCCTTTCGTTCCTTTCATGGTCTGTTCCACTCCTTATATATATGCCACGGTGGCAGGGTCAGTCCCAGCCGGCGACAGCAATCATGAGATAGCAAGCGGTTGGGCTATCCGGCACGGTCATGGCCGTGACCCATTGCAGCCCGGCCGGCGCATAGACCACAACCCAGCCGCCAACACACTCGATCGCTGTCAGCTCCATCTGTTACACCTCGTAGCGTTACATATGAGGTAGCGTTATTCGCTGTAGCAGTTCCATCGCGGCCCTAGTGCCACAATCACAGACCTGCTTCTTTTCCCCTCGCTCGGTCCTGGGGTGGGGCAACACTGTTGGGCTAGGTCACGGCTTCTTCGGCTGCCCCTTCACTTGCTGCTCGACCGGCGGGTGGGGAGGCCGCGCGCGCGTGATTCCGCGCTGAGTCGCGGGGGCTGTCAATCACTGCATTCTGCGAGTGATCATTCTCCTATCGGTAGTGGCTGACTATGCGATGACACAATACCCATGGGGTGCATCCGGGTAGGGGCTGTGGATAGCTGGACAGCAAGCCTGACCTGTTGAGCGGATTGCTTAGGATGCTAAGTAATTAAATAACACCATGTCATGTTGACAGAGTGACCGTAATATGCTTTACACGTATAGCTCAACTCTAACCCAATGAAAGGACTGAGCTATGACCGAGTACACCGTCCACTTCCAGAAGGGCACCCGCGTCGGTGCACGCTCCACCCGCATGGTGCAGATCGAGGCCGAGACCGCGAAGGAGGCCGCGACCAACGCGCGGCGCGAGTTCAACTCCGAGCATCACGACAACAACAAGTATCGCCTCGTCCGCATCGATCACTTCGAGGGCTACAACATCGTGATCGATTACTGACATGGAAAGCCTCGCCCTCTCCTTCGCCGCGCTGGGCCTGAGCGGCATCAGCATGACCCTCTCCTGGCTTGGGCGCTACACCCAAGCCACCTCCTACGCCCTCGGCGCGATCGCCTGCGCTTGTGGTGCGATCATCCTCGCAGTGTGGGGCTGACCATGACCCCCGAAACCCTCATCGCCCAGGGCGCCTTGTTCGTCGTCAATCACTCAGGCGGCAAGGACTCGCAGGCCATGTTCATCAAGCTCCTGGAGCGCGTGCCGGCCAGCCAGCTGCTGGTGGTGCACGCCTCGCTGGGCGAGATGGAGTGGCACGGCGCGCTGGAGCTGGCCCAGGCGCAGGCCCAGGCCGCTGGCGTACCCTTCATCGTGGCACGGTCCGACAAGTCTCTCCTGGACATGGTCGAGCGTCGGTTCGCAGCGCGCCCCGAGGTGCCGAGCTTCCCGAGCGCTTCGCACCGGCAGTGTACCTCTGATCTCAAGCGCGGGCCGATCGAGCGCGAGGTGCGCCGCTATGCCAAGGCGCACGGTCTCACCCTGATCGTGAACTGCACCGGCATCCGCGCCCAGGAGAGCCCCTCCCGCGCCAAGGTGCAGGTGTTCACCAGGAACGAGCGCAACAGCGCCGCAGGGCGCTCCTGGTTCGATTGGGCGCCCATCCACAGCCTCACCACCCTCGATGTGTTCCAGAGCATCGAGCGCGCCGGCCAGCAACCGCATCCGGCTTATGCCGCCGGCAATCAGCGCCTGTCGTGCGTGTTCTGCATCATGGGCTCGCGCCATGACATCGCCCTGGGCGCCAAGGCCCGCCCCGAGCTGTTCGCGCGCTACGTCGAGCTGGAGCAGCGCACTGGTTACACCATGCATATGAGCCGCAAGTCCCTCACCCAGCTGGTCGCGGAGGCCGCGCTATGACCCTCGATCACCTCCGCGTCCGCCAGCACCAGAGCTGCCCGCTGTGCCACCGCGCCAAGGGCTTCGGCCTGCTGGTGTGCTGGCCCTGCTTCCGCGCCTACGACCTGCGCAACGGCAACCCCCTGGTCGATCGCCGGCTCGATGCCGCCGAGGCCAACCTTGCCGTGCTCGAAGCCTCCAACACCGTGAAAGGACACTGACCATGCCGACCAAGTCTCAAATCGCCGCCAGCAAGATCAACGCCGGCCTGCGCGCCCGCAACGCCTTCATCTGGATCAAGACCCCCGAGGAGGCACGGGTCGAGCGCTACCTGATCGAGGCTTGCGCCGCCGCCGCCTATGTCCCGCGCTTCTGGGACTGTGGCGCAGGCGTCCAGGACATCGCCGGCAACGTCCTGCCAATCGGTGGTCCCTCCATCGACGTCACCTTCCAGACCATCCGCGAGCGCGCCACCACCGGCAACGAGCGCGGCGCCTGGATACTGCGCGATGTTGCACCCTGGCTGATGGGCGCCGGCAGTGGCCCTCAGCTGACTGTGCGCCCCCTGCGCAATCTTGTGCGGTTGCTGCCCAGCGTGCCGCGCGATCGCGCCCAGGCCATCATCGTCATCAGCGCAGCCGGCGATGTCCCGGCCGAGCTTGCCGCTAACGCGGTGGTGGTCGACTGGCCAGCGCCTGACCGCGAAGAGATCGCCGAGATTCTCGACAATCTCGCCAAGGCTTATTCCCTCGATCTCAACGGCAGCCGCGACGCCGCGATCGATGCCGCCGTCGGTCTCACGGGCGACGAGGCCAGCGCCTGCTATGCCACCTCGCTGGTGACCCAGAAGCGCATCGACCCGGTGATCGTCGCGCAGGAAAAGAAAGCGGTCATCGCCAAATCAGGTGCGCTGGAATGGATGGAGCCGCTCAAGAACGGCTTCGATCAGGTCGGTGGCCTCGACGTCATCAAGACCTGGACGCTGCAGCGCCAGCTCGCCTATACGCCAGCGGCAAAGGCCTATGGCCTGCCGGTGCCCAAGGGCATCGTGCTGGTGGGCGTCTCCGGTTGCGGCAAGACCCTGATCGCCAAAGCCATCGCCTGGGCGCTTGGGCGTATCCCGCTGCTGCGCTGGGATATCAACGCCGGCAAGAGCAAGTTCCTGGGCGAGAGTGAAGGTAATCTCCGCAAGACCATCAAGACCATCGAGAGCGTCGGCAAGTGCGTGGTGCTGATCGATGAGATTGAAAAAGTCCTGGCCGGCGCCACCCAAGGCGCAGCCGATGGCGGCACCAGCGCGGATATCCTCAGCACGCTCTTAACCTGGATGCAGGAGCGGGAGAACACCGAGGCCTTCATCATCGCGACCGCGAACGATGTCACCCAGTTGCCCCCGGAAATCTTGCGCAAGGGTCGCTGGGACGAGCTGTTCTGGGTTGACCTGCCGACCGCTCGCGAGCGCGTCGAGGTGCTCAACGCCACCCTGCGCAGCTATGGCCGCGACCCGGACAAGGTCGGTGCCGTTGGCGCAGTGGCCCGCGATGCCTGCGACAAGTTCACCGGCGCCGAGATTGCCAGCTTGGTTCCCGATGCGATGTTCGCCGCCTTCGCCGATGGCGAGCGCGAGCTGACAGCCAAGGACCTGCAGGCCGCAGCGCGCAACGTCAGCCCACTGAGCGAGACCGCCAAGGAGAAGATCGACGCCATGCGCGCATGGTCGAAGGGCCGCGCCCGCGCCGCCACTACCCCCGATGCCCTGCAGGTCGTCGCGCCCGCCGGCCGCCAGCTTGACATGTAACGTCGTGTATTGACTAACACCCTGTCACTGTGGCAGGGTGTCACCTCAACCCGAAAGGACAACGCCCATGTTTGCCTCCACCACCCTGCGCCCCGGCCTCCTCGTCTCGGTCAAGACCAGCATCCGGGGCAACTGCTCCTACTTCACCACCACGCTGGAAGGCGACCACATCACCGAGGCCGGCGAGCGCCGCGCCCGCTGGGAGACCGAGCGCGTCGTCAATGACCCGGTCGAGCACGAGCGCGCGCTCAAGGTCCGCTCGCTCGCCCGTTCCGCCGTGCAGACCGTCTGCGCCCACAGCGACTTTGGCCTGATCTGCCCCGAGGACAAGGCCGACAAGCTCGCCGCTGCGGTGTTCAAGGCGCGCGATCTGTGCGTCGAGTTCAACAACAGCGCCGCCGTCACCCAGGTCCGCTTCAACGTGCTGGTGGGCAAGGTCAGCGCCGACGACGTCGAGGCGGTCAAGGCGATCAACGGCGAGATTCGCGACCTGATGGACACCATGGCGCGCGGCCTTGCTAACCTCGACGTCGAGGCGGTGCGTAACGCCGCCATCAAGGCCAAGAGCGTCGGCAAGGTGCTGGAGGCCAACGCCCAGGCGCGCGTGCAGAAGGCCGTCGAGGTGGCCAGGGCGGCAGCCAGGGAGATCGTCAAGGCCGGCGAGACCGGGGCGGTCGAGATCGATCAGGTGGCCATCCAGCGCCTCAGCGAAGCCCGTACAGCGTTTCTGGACGTCGACCTGGAGGGTGACACCCAGGCGCCGGCCGCAGCCGCACCAGTGGCCGTTGATTTCGACGTGCAGGCGACCGTGGCGCAGCTGCTCGACACCTACGGCGCCGACGCCGAGATCGAGGTCACCTTTGAGGAGCCGACCGAGGAGCCCGAGGAGAAGGCCGCGTCCCCGTTCGTCACCTCGGTCATCTTTGAGTAAGGGAGGCGACCATGGCCTGCGATACCCGCTTAAAGCCCCGCCAGACCATCCAGGAGCGCGCTAAGGAAGTGCGGGACGCCGTCGCGCGTCTCGCCCAGGCGCTCGTGTCCGGTCGGGTCAAGCCTGTCATCGGCCCCAAGGGCGAGCTGGCCTTCACCGGCTGGGACGCCACCTCGCGCGATGGGCTTACCGATGCCTGTGCCTATCGCACCATCATGCGGTCGGGCGACGCCATGGCGCGAGCACTGATCGAGCGGGCCGAGATGATGTCCGGCCGCAAGATCGACAAGCAGGTCCTCGCCCAGGGCATGCACAGCCACGATGGAGGTGCATCGTGGCACAAGCACTGAAACGGAAACGGAAACAGATCGATGAGCGGGACCTTGTTGAGAAGGTCTGCGCCAATGACCCGCTATGGGCCGCGCAGACGATTGTCGACCACGCCCCGCGTGATCTGATCGAGCGGTTTGTCAAAGAGGCCCAGCGATGAGGCCGGCCACCGTCGCCATCTGCGATGTCTGCTGGCTGATCGAGGAGGGCGGGCGCGATCCCGTCCGCTTCAAGTTCCGAATGTCCGAGACCTGCTATCGCTGCCAGCAGGAAACCCATTCCGGGATTTATGTGCGGCGAATGATCCCAACCAATGAAAGGAAAACGACATGACCACCACCTCCTACATCGATGCCCATGGCGTGAAGCACTACGGCATCGGCGCGCGGCTCGCGGCCGGACGCGAAGGCAAGCCGGTGTTTGCCACCAGGATCACCCGTGTGCGCTGGCGCGAGGACTACGACGTCGAGTTCGACGGCAAAGGTTATGAAGTGCGGCGCGAGCGCATGAACCCCAGCTGGCGAGAGGCACAGGCCGATTGGGAATACACCGTGTGGAGCGTGACCATGACGCAGCGGCGCCTGTGCGATGATAAGGGCCGCATCGCAAAGCGCGTCGTCGCGGCGCTCTTGCCGTTGGTCGAGGTGTGACATGACCCGACAAGAGGCACTCAAACGGCTGCGGAAAATGCTCGGGCCGAAGCTCGGCTACCGCGTCGATCCATCCGCTCCTTCGCCGGATGAACGCGAGGAAGCCAGGGCGCGCGTGGCTGCATTGGCAGAGGCGCGAACCCAGGCCGAAGCAGCGATGCAGGCACGACAACGTGAGCTTTTGCAGGACCCTGAATATCAGCGGCTGAGAGCCGAATGGCAGGAAGCAAAAAAAGTTGCCGATCGTAATGCAGGCAAACTGTACCACTTCAAGTTCACTGCCGGTGTCAGCAATGGCATGTTCTTCCACGTCAGGGCGCAAGGCGATAGCTGGGAAGATGTCTTCGCCAAGCTCAAGAAAGGAGACTGACATGGCGCTTACCCGCCTCCAGCGCGACCTGGACCGCTACACCAATGAAAAGCTGCAGAAGTGCATCGAGGATGTCGTGCAAAGCTTCGACATCGCCGGCCAAGATAAGTCGATGGCCCTGGGAAGTATCGGTGCCGCCTGCCTGCGCATGGCCGGCGCCCTGGCGGTCCACGGCGAGGCCTCGAAGAGCAGCTGGCTGAGGATATGCAGCATTACCTACGACCAGTCTTTAAACGCCCACCGCGAATCAGAGGAGGACTGACGTGAACGAAGTTGGATGGCTTGTGATGGGCCTTTTCGCAGGGGGCATTTTCGCACTCATCACGGTTATCTGGTTTTTCTACGCCGATTGAAAGGATTCCGGTCGTAAGGCCGACCGGAGTGGGGCCACCGGGGACGATGTTGTATCCCCTTCGATCCCCGGTGGCTGACCACTAACCAGATGAAAGGAATCTGTTATGTTTTGGACAGTGTTCTGGGCGATCCTCGCTGCTGCTGCAGTGCTGTTCGTTGCAGCGATGTTCCTCTGTGCCCTTGCTGAGTGGGGTGAAGGAGGTTTTCGATGACCAAGTCCTTAACCATGCAGGAGCTGTTCGAGCTGGCACGCGATCGCAGTGCCGAGATGTTCCATGAGACTGGAGAAGTCCTTCCGATGTGGCACGCCGTCGCCGGCAATGGCGATAATATTCTCATCGCCACACCCTGGTGCAATGACGACGAGAAAGACGCCGCCATGCATGCACTGCGCGCGCTGTTCGCTTCGCACCAAGTCAAGCGCTACGCCTTCATGGTGGAAGCCTGGATGGTCGTTGTGGACCATGGAAACATCGATGGGGTCCGCACCGAAGGCTTACCACGTCCCAGCGAGCATCCCGATCGTCGTGAGATGCTTCGTGTCACCGTGGAAGATCGCAGCGGCGAAATGCTATCGGGGCACTACTTCATCCTGCGCCCGGAGCACGGTAAGCCAACGCTCTCACCGTTTCACACTGATGACTACACGGCAGTAACCGGCCGGATGACCGGCTTACTCACATGACGCTCTATCGGCCCCATCGCGGCTCGCTCGCCGATGCCATGCGCGAAGTTGTCGAGGTCAACGACTTCGCTCAGCTGGTGCGGCACATGCGCCGAGGGGTGGAGTCCTGGTATCCGCCGGCAGCAATGCCAACGATGGAGAACACCACCATTGAGCCCTACGGATTCGATGACCGTATCGGCTGGGACACCCACATCGTGCTCGTAAAGGGCGAGGCGTGGGGTTTCACTAATGGCGCTTTGACCAAAGACGAGAAGCCAAACCAAAAGAGCGAACGCCAAAAGCGAGCCGATTGGGCCAAAGCCAATACGTTGGGAGGCGTTGATCGAAACGGCGACTATCTGGACCTGGATGGCAATCTAAGAAACGTCAAAGAGATTCCACCGGCTATCGGTCCCGACACCAAGGCCGGTGGATGAGGCGCCCGTCCCTTTTCCTTCTAGCAAGGGACGGGCGCTGATGACGCAAAGAGAAAGGAGAGAACGATGCCGCGCAAACGCAATGAGTACAACATCGCCCGCCACGAGCTGGGCTGGACACACGAGAGGCTTGGAAAGCTCATCGGCGTGTCCGAGCGCGTCCCCTATCGCTATGCCAGCGGCGATGTGGATATCCCGGCGCCATCAAGAAAACTTCTTAAGCTGCTGGTGCTGATGCGCCTGACAATGAGCAAGAACAAGTTCGAGGAGGTGATCAACCAGCTGGGCTAAAGGTTACCGTAATTTTCCTCCAACCAATGAAAGGATACCCATCATGTACAAGGAGATCGCCGTCTGTGTTCTGTTGCTGACCAGCTCGCAGGTATCTGCCCAACAGATACCGCTGCACGTGCCGCCCGAGAAGTTCGACTATCCGTTCCGTGGTAAGCTCGTCGTAAAACGGGTGGACAGCAATCAGCTCATGCAAGCATGCAGCATCGCCACGCTACAGTCGCTCGGTTGCGCGTTTGTAAACAACGACCGTTGTCTTATCCTCCTGGTCGATGACGAGACCATCCGTGCCAAGGGCTGGACCAAGGAGCTGATGCTTCGTCACGAGCAGGCACACTGCAACGGCTGGCCGCAGGACCATGCCGGCGCCCGTTCCCTGGAGTCGATTTCGCATCCTCTGTACCGATGGTGAGCCGTCAAAACTCGAACTATGAAAGGACAGAACATGCCTAAAGCCAAGGTCACGCAACTCAAGACGCCCTTCAGGTGCAGCATCTGCCAGGGCGACATCGATGTGCATCCCGGCAGCAACTGGACGCGCGGCCATAACGCCGAGCCCGTCAACGACGGACGCTGCTGCAGCGAGTGCAACTCTCTGGTGGTGATCCCGATGAGATTACGGATACTTCTTGCGAGCCGCAAAGAGGATTAAGTCTGATGGTGGAGCTGGCGGGTACAGCGTGATCACGTAGCATCACGAAGTGCTGCGTGGTTTAGATAGTGGGTTCGAATCCCATCCCATCAGACATGTGCCCCGGTCAGCGAAAGCTGGCTGGGGCTTCTTCTTTCGTAGCCTCACCAGATGATTGTGAGCCGCAAGGCGCAGCTTCTTGATGCAGCTCCAGCACGCGCAGCCATCTGGATGGATACCCATCAGCGCGTTGATCTCTGACTCGGGAAAGCCGTGCTCGCGAAGAAGACATCTCGTCTCCAGCCACAGCGCCGAGCGTGCCAGCGGGCGCACAGCCTTGTACGTTGCCGCCGTCGGTCCGTGGACATCCAGGCGCAGCGCCAGCAGCTCAAAGCGATAACGTGGGGTTACGCGACCATCCATCCCGGTGGCCTCGGTATCTCGACGTGTTGCGGACGCCATAAATGAAGACAGTGCGGGTGCTTGTTGATGTGATCTTTCGCTGGCACGTGTAGCTGCATCGCCACCTCGTCGTTCTTGAAGAACGCTCGCTTGACGTAATCCATCTCGATCCAGTTGGGGCAGCGATTGGCGCGCGAGACCGAGACATGATCCCAGCCCTCGCCGTCTGAGGCGATCACAGCCATCTCGGCCTTGTCGATCGGTGACGGCACCCTGAACATGCCGCCCCCATAGTCGCCTTCACAACCGTAACACTTCTTTTCGGCGACACGGTCGCGGTACGGCTCAAGCGCGCGCAGGTCTCTCATGCTGATGCTCGTCGCGGGTTGCGCGGATCATTGGCCCACATCATGAAACGATAGCGGATATATGCCTTAACCTCGGCGCCGACGCCATCTGCCGGCGGTAGCTCCTTCCACGCCCACGCCGGCCACTCCCGGAACTTTTCCTTGTAGGTGACATCGGGCCAGCTCGGCTTGTAGGGACGGCCAAGGGCGTAGGCCTTGAGCTGCAGGTAGAAGCTCTTCTTCTCCTCCCGCGTATAAGGGAACAGCTCGGGGTTGCGCTGTTTTTTGGGCCGACCGTCGAACGACACTTCAAACAGTTCGCCCTCACGCTCGAACAGCTCGCTCTCGATCTTCTTCTCATAGCCGCACTCGGGACACTTCATCACGCGCGGCGGAATGAGAAACGAACACTGCGGACACGGCTTGGGCAGCGGCGGGCTCTTGGCGCTGGCTTTGTTCGAGTCGAGCTTGCCGCTGTGCAGCTCGTCGTG